TTAATCCTCCGGCTGGGGGTAGGCGACCACGTGGCAGAAACCGCCAGGCCGCTCGAACAATTTTGTCAGTGTTGTGGGCAGGTTCCGGAACAAGCATTCACTGGTGAGGAAGGTGTCGAAGAGCGGATCCTTCAGCTCGATGGCCGCCTGCTCAAGGCGCTGGGCGTTCGTTCGCCGGTGCCTGCGTGGGAGGGCGACAGCGCCCACTTGGCTAGAGCGGATGTTGAGCCGTCTGGCGTGGAAATCCTCCCCGAGCGGCAGGGTGACTTCCTTGTCCGCGAACCAGGAAAGTTCGATCACGTCGGAATCGTCGCCGGCCAGTTGCAGGCTCAGCTTGAGACCCTCGTTGGAGGCAGAGCAATGGAAGACGATGTCGTTGTCGCTTTTTGCATTCTCTGGTTCGACGAAGTCGACGTTGATGGTTTCTGCCAGCTTCCGCTTCTCCGGATCCGCATCCACCAACTGCAGGCGGCCCAACGGATACTTCCGCAGGAGCGTCGCCAAGACGCCACCCACCAAACCACCACCGACGACGGCGACACGATCTCCCAGCCTCGGTCCGGCTTCCCACAGCGCATTAATGGCCACCTCAACGATGCCCGTGAGAACGGCACGTTTCGCAGGGACTTCATCGGGGATGGCTGTCAGTTGGTCTGTAGGGATGACGTAGAGGTCCTGGTGTGGGTGCAAGGTGAAGACCGTTTTCCCCCGCCATTCCTCCGGTCCTTCTTCCACAATCCCGACGTTCAGGTAGCCGTACTTCACCGGGCCCGGGAAGTCGCCTTCCTGGTGCGGGGCCTGCATCAGGTCAGCTACCCGCTCCGGGACGCGGCCTTCGTGGACCACGCGCTCCGTGCCCCGGCTGACGCCTGAGTACAGGGTCCTGACGAGGGCTTCGCCTTCTTGGGGTTTGGCGATGGTCTCGGAGCGCAGTTCACCGTCGCCCGTCTCGGTTACCCAGTAGGCGTGGGCTTCGTGTTCTTGTTCGTGTTCCTGCGAAATCGTCATGATGCTTACGAATCTATCGGTGCGGACCTGTGGACGGAAGTTGGCGTAGATTGATGGGTCCGCCGCCCGCTTTTTGGGTTGGTGCAGAGGGGCTCGTTTTTGGGAACCGGGCCAATCTCGGGTAGCCTATTTCAGTTGGTGACGTGTCCGAGCGGCCGAAGGTGCAACACTCGAAATGTTGTTTGGTGTAAAAGCCAACGTGGGTTCAAATCCCACCGTCACCGCGTAGAGTAACCCCGTAGATCGCAGTATCTACGGGGTTTTTCTCTATCCAGAATCGGGCGTGTTGGCCCAAACCCCGAATTTGTTAGCCGAGACGTTAGGGGCAGAAGTGGCCAGCATCAGAACGAAACAGCTTGCGAAGGGCCGAGTTTCGTACACGGTCACTTGGAGGGACCCCGAAACGGGTATCGAGTCAAGGGTTTTTTACGACTTCGACAAGGCCAAAGACCTAAAGGCGTTTCTTGATGCGAACAGCAACAGCTTCAGCCTGGCGAACCAAGCCAAGGGGAAAACCAAATCTGAGGCGCCGACAGTCGCCCAGGCCATCGCCTCCCACATCGACCAGCTCGGCGGAGACGTTGAACCAGGCACCAAGGGCACATATCGGGGCATGATCCCCATCTACTTCCCGGCGTCTGGGATCGGCTCTCTACCCATTGACCAGCTGACAGTTAGCCATGTCCGAAACTGGTTTGACGGCATCGACCGAGCCCCCAAGACGAAGAAGAACGTTCATGCTCTGCTGTCCGCCACGTTGCGCACGGAACTAAAAGCAGCGGCACCATTCGTAACATCCAACGTCGCAGAGGGCATCCGGACCCCCAAGTCCACGAAGCGGACAAAGGATCCTGTATTCATGACCAGGGCTGAGATCGAGGCTCTCATAGAAGCGATGCCCTCGGAGTCCTACAAACGCATGGTTGACCTCGTTGCCTATACCGGACTGCGTTTCGGTGAAGTGACAGCGCTCCACGGCCGTCACGTTCGGCGTTACAGGGGTCGCGTGCAAATCAATGTCCGCGAAGCCTGGAAGAGGCATGCCGGCCGCGGCGCCGGCCAGCCCCTCGGGGCGCCGAAGACCCAAAAGGGCACCCGGACCATTACGTTGGGCGCGAAGGCCGCAGAACGCTTCGAGCCGTGGCTCCAAAATATCGCAGACGACGAACTCATTTTCACCGTGCCCTCAACCGGGACGCACATCACAAGCTCGTACTTTGGACGCAAGGTGTGGAACCCTGCCGTTGAAATGCTGATGGATGAGTCCAGTGGCCAGAAACGGCGTCTGCACGCCCGACCAACCCCGCACGACCTCCGGCACACTCATGCATCAATGCTGATCGAGCAAGGCGTTGATCTGGTCGTCATACAGGAGAGGTTAGGCCACGAGTCCATCACGACTACCGTGGGCACCTATGGGCACCTCAGGATTGATGCCGACGCCAACGCGGCCGACTCGCTGGACTGATGTCAATGGACACTTGAGTGCCCAATGGAGCGCACAATAGGCCCCCTCCCACCTGTGCATGCCCAAATCAACCCACGCATGCGTAGAAATACCCACAATTCGGACATTTCGCGCACGTATACATATACTTAACCCACAGCCTGTGGATAACCCAGCGAGTCCACACTATGGGAGGGGCTGCACAAATGATTGATGTCTTTGACGTATCCGGTTCTCTGCTTAGCCATGCCCGGAACGAGTCCATGAGTCCGCTAAAGCTACAGAAGCTGGCTTTCTACTCATTCGGCTGGTACGCGCATCTCACAGGCGAGAAGCTGTTCCACGACCGGTTCTACGCTATGCAGTACGGGCCCGTAGTTTCCCCGCTGCTTACCGCGCACAGCTCCACGAACAGCGTCAGCAAGGCTGAACTCGAGTCCTACCAAGGATGCTCCTTGGACATCGCTGACGACTACGCTGCTGCCGTCGTGGACGCAGTGTGGGCAGCATACGGGGAATTTAACCACAGCCAATTGATTGAGATGACGCACTGCGAAACGCCATGGGATCTGGCGTGGAACAAGCGGCGCCCTGCGGGTGCGCGCAGAAGTGACTTGAGCTCCGACGAAATCGTGGACTACTTCCAAGCTAAGACAGAAGCTTCTTACGCCTTTTCAGGCCGAGTGTTCGATGTTCCAGTGCTGGCACTGCTTCCCAGTCGGCGTGAAACGAGCGTCTCTGAAATATGGCTCCACGCCATGGATACATCAGAGTCCGCAATCCCGGTTGAGCATGCGCAACGGGCGGCAGAACTCCGCCGCAAGTTCCTGATCAGCGCATAGTACCCCCGGTGGCACTAGAGGAAATAGGGCCCATGCGCCTTGTCCCGCTGGACGAAGCGCACGATCTCGACGCATTCGATTGTCGTCACGATGAGGGCATGAACGCCTGGCTCAAGACTCAGGCTATGGGTAACCAGAAACGAGACTTGTCACGGGTCTTCGTTCTGGTCTGCGCTAATGGCGTCGTCAGAGCGTTCTTCGCGATTTCTAGCCACTTCATCCAAAAGCACCAGGTCACAGCGAAGGATCGACGGTCCTTCAACGAGGATCTTCGGCCTGCCCAGCTATTGGGTCGTTTTGCGACCGACAACAGCGTCAAAGGTGGAGACGTGGGCGTCATGCTGATGGACTTGGTGTTCGAGAAGTACCTGGAGATCATCGAGCGTACGACCTGCGGATACCTGTGTCTCGACGCAAAAAACCCTTGGCTTGTGCAGTACTACGCTGAGAACTTTGGATTCAAAGCACCAGGAGGCGTTCCATCCGAGAGCGGCTCAACGTTCATGTATCTCAAGACGAGCGCCATACAGCAACGTTTTCTGCAGCCTGCGGAAGAACGAGAAGAGTCCGCTTAGTCAGTGGCCCCACTCCGAAAGGAGTGGGGCCACTTTGCTTTAAGCCACCCGCGCTGCAGCTACTCTCCGCAGTTCGTCCAGCTGCGTTCTGGTCATCATCTTCATGTACACCTCAAGGACGCTCGGGAGAACGCTGAGCGCTGCAGCTACCTCGCCGGTGCGTCGCTGCGTGCCGGCCGCTGAAAGTAGGTCCTCGTAGCGCAGCAGGCGATGAGCGGCCCAGCGATTGGCCAGGAGCTCTTGTTTTCCCGTCACGCCGACGTGCCCATAGTGGGCGTGACCAAGTTCATGCATCAAGGTGCAGCAGTATTGGATGTGCCCCAAACCCGGCCTGAGCGTCACTAGCCTGTGCTTGTGGTCGTAAACGCCCCACCATCCAGCCGGCACCGGTGCCGTCCGGATCCTTACCCCCATTTGCGCCGCAAGAACCCTAGGGTTCATGCGGTAGTTCGTCATGTCCAATATTGTCCTCACCCTTACTCGCAGCCAGATCATAGGCATCACGCTCTGACATTGTTGAATAGTCAGGATCAGACTGCGGCAGGAGGGCTGGTTCAATGAACAGGCTCATCTGCCCCTCAACCGGATCGTGCTGGTGGAGCTTCTCTGAAAGCTTGCCGAGCTGCACCTGTATTCGCTCGATGATGTCATCCGGAGTCGACTGCCTCAGGTGTTCTGATTCAGAGAGTTCCTCGGCGTAATCGATGACATCATCAGCTGTCACATAGCCTGCCTCAACGAGACCCTCAACCGGATTCAATCCATAGGCCAGGCATACTGCCACCACAGTCTCAGCAGTAGCGATGTTTCGGTTGAACGTACTTGGCGACTGATTCAAAGTCAGGGCCATCTGCCTCTTGGTCTCACCCGTAGCGTGTTCCAGCCATCGTGCTATTGATTCGCTCATGTTGTACATCATGTTTCATTTCTGACACACAAGCAAGCCGCATCACCAACATACTCGGATCATCGTGTTCCAAAACTGGAACAACTGCGTTTCAAAAACGAATCACAGTGTTGTAGTTATGAATCATGCGTGCCATCATTGAAACATCGCATTTCAGATACGAGTCATCAGGGGGTGACATGAAACAGAAGCTCAAAGTGCGCGATGGACTGATCCCGAGGCTGCGGGAGATGCACCGCCTCCCGTCCGAAGAGTCCCAAGCCCGACTCATGGGCGTAAGCCGCTCGACACTCCGGCGCATGGAATCGGGTGAACAGCCATCCGCCGATTTCATAGTCGCGATGTGCACCACTTACGACCTGGGTATCGGCGAAGCGTTCCAGATCGTCAGCACAGCAACTCACGAGAAGACCCTCAGCTACGCCAATAGCTGAGGGCCGGAGAATCCAATCGCCAGATAAGGAATCTAATGAACACCCTACAGAAGTTCAACTTCAACAGCCAGCAAGTTCGCACGTTGGTCATCGAGAGCGAACCCTGGTTCGTCCTTGCAGATCTTTGCGCCGTGCTTGAAATCCGCAATGTCGGCAACGTGGCTGCGCGCATCGACGAAGCTGCTGTCCGCCAGACGGATATCAGCTCTGGCGGCCAGCGCCGCAACGTCACAATCGTGAACGAATCCGGTATGTACGAAGTCGTCATCCGCTCAGACAAGGCCGAAGCCGTGAACTTCAGGCGCTGGATCACCGGTGAAGTTCTGCCAGCAATTCGCAAGACTGGCGCATACGGAACGGCACTTCCCCAAACCTACGCCGAAGCTCTCCGCGAGCTTGCAAGCTCAGTGGAGGCTACGGCAGCACTCGAAGCCAAGGTTGCCGCTGACGCCCCAAAGGTCTTGTTTGCGGACTCGGTTGCTACTTCGGAAACAACCATCCTCGTAGGTGACCTTGCCAAGATACTCCGCGGCAACGGTGTTGAGGTTGGAGCGAACCGGCTGTTTGCGCTGCTCCGAGAGGATGGCTACTTGATCCGCCGTCAAGGTACTGACTGGAACATGCCGACGCAGCGCTCCATGGAACTCGGACTATTCAAGGTCAAGGAAACTGCTGTCACCCACTCGGACGGTCATGTGACTGTATCCAAGACGCCCAAGGTCAGCGGAAAAGGTCAGACGTACTTCATCAACCGCTACTCGACTAGCAAGGATCTGGTGACGCAGTAATGACCGATACATCCGCGCCTGTTTTCCGAACACCAGAGGATGTCGCCCCAACACTTGGGATGACGAAGACAGAATTACGGCGCTACTGCCGAGAGTCTGGACATTGCACCAGGCTCAGCAAGAACCGCATAGTTCTCGACCAAGACAACATCGCTGCACTAGTGGCCTGGGTCAAAGCCCGTAAAGCTGCGCCTGTAACAACCGCCACTGGCGAAATCGACCATTTCGCCTAACGGCCCGCCATTTCTGGCACCCTTCGCCCGACCATCTGGGCACCCCTCACGCACTTCCCATCTTTGACCTCACCCGGTGTTTTTTTGCCGGAGAAAGGGCGATGACGCATGCCCAAATTACTCCCCATCGTCATGAAGAAAAACAACAACGACCACCTCGGACTCACGTTCTCGCAGATGAAAAAAGCCGCACGCCGCTTCGAAAAGCGATGCGAGGACTGGTTGCAAGAGGACGCCGAAGCATACGTCCTCCAACACCAAGACCCGACCGGTGAGGAAGCAGTGAAGAACGTACTGCACGAACAGAACCAGGCAGCAGCGGCACGGAGGTTGGCGGCATGAACGACGGACTAGTGAAGCGCGCTGTCAGGCAGGGCGCCAAGTCAAGACCGGTCGAGCACGGACACGGAGGCCAGCGCACACGTAAGAACGCATTCCAGTTCACGCCCGCACTCATGGATGACGCACTGGAACGGGCCCGACAGAAGCGCATCAAGGACGACATCAAAGCGTACGCGGCAAGGAAGAGGTCCTCATGAGGGCGATGGCGTTTGAGCAGGACAAAGACGAATGGCACGAGGACGCCGTCGCCACGATCGTCGGCCTCGCAAACGCTCACGAAGTGTTCAGCGCTGACGACCTCCGCCGCGAAATGCGGGAACCGGACGAACCCAGCTGGCCCGGTCGCGCGATCATCGCTGCCAAAAAGGCTGGCCATATCGAGCCTGTCGGCTACCAAACATCACACGCCGCAGCACGTAAGTACGGCGCCACCCGCGTATGGAGGAAGAAAACATCATGATCACCGGAATCTATTTCCTACTGTTCGCGGCCACGATCTTCGCCGCGCCGCTGACCATCGCCCGGGCACGCCAGCATGACCGTCGCCTGCAGCCTGCCGAGGACATCGACCTTGACGCGCTGTCCGAAGAAGCAGACACGCGCTTCGAGGATGACGCCGACAGCTACAGGAAAGGTGAGCGATGAGCGCCGAGCACGACAAACTGACCACGATTATCCACGATGCTCAGTGGACCGATGGCAAGAAGTTCCACCGCACGGACTGGCAGCTTGCTGACGCGATACTGGCCGATGGTTATAGGAAGCCCAGAACGATCACGACTGCCGAGGAACTGGACGCACTTGCTGTTGGCAGTAGCGTCCTGTGCATTGACAGCAAGGGAGACGGCCATCCAGCCCAAAAGGGTGAGCATGGTTGGCGCCTGGCGTTTGTGGATGCACTTTGGGGCGCCGAGAAACTTCTGAGCGGTTCCTGCACCATCCAGGTCATCAATGAGTGGCCCGCATGATCCGGAATCCTCGCCGCGCCCCTCATGTGCAGCAGCGTCCGTCTGCGGGTATGCCGGTTGGTGGCTGGGCGCCGGGTGATTTGGACTTGCCTGTTGGTTGGTACGAGGTCTTATCGAGAACCGCGACCGGCTGCGAATATCCCATTAGCGGCGACCGACAAGCAAACAAGGACGTGACGAAATGAGCAAGCCGCTGGAACTTCACGTGTACAAGATCTGGGAGAACAGCCTAAACGGCGCAGCTTACTGTTCAGCCTTCACATCGGATCAGGACCCGGGCTATCCAGTCAACGTTGACCTCGCAGTGCTTCAGAAGCGACTCTCTGAGCACGAGCTGGCTGCTGAGGTATGGCACTCAATCGTAAAGTTCTACTCCAAGGAACCCAGCACGGACGCTGTTGAAGAAGCATGCCGAAACGCCGTCATCGAACGTTTCGCCACCTTCCCGCATTACGACGAGACCACGCCATGACCGAGGAGGAGCTAGCCGCACTCGCAGTGACGTGCCCGCACCTCGCCGCCAAAGCCCGCAACCCCTTGCAAGTTGAACTTGCAACAATCCTCACCAACGCAGAGAAGGAAGAACCTAAATGAGCGAGCAGCCAAAGCGTGACCCGAACCTTCCCGAGTTCTTCAAGATCGAGGACATCAAACGCGACATTGAAGAGATGGAGAACGGCAACGCAGCCTGGACTCCCGAATGGATGAACGCAGCGCTGATGTCCGCATGGCGTGAAGGAAACCTCGAAGGCGACGCCAGTGCCTACCACGGCGGCCTGTACAAGGAACGCAACCCATTCATGACCGACCGCGAGCAGAAGGCCTACTACGGATGAGCCTCAAAGCAACCGTTCGGCCAGTAGGCCGGAAGTTCCTGGCATGGTGCGATTTCCATCAGGAAGGCGAACGGCACCGCTCGAGCATCAAGGCGCTCAAGTGGGTTGATGCTCACAACAACGAGCACCATCGGATCTGCGACGTCTGCGAAGTCGACCATTCCACCACCATGGCCGATCTATCCCACGGCATCATCCGGCTAATGCAGCACGCGCAAGAGCGCATGACCTGGATGGAGTACCCAGTCAACGGAGACATGATCGCCCGGCAACGCGCTGGCATTGTTGGCAAGTCGCTCCTGTACTCCACCACGGACCCGGAAGACATCGACTGGCAGGCTGTAGCGCTGCTCTACCCGACGAGTGGCTAGGCCTGCGCCGGCTGGCATGGACCATGACCGGGCCAAAGAGAACTGGTCCCGCGGCCACAACAAACAACCCGGCTGCGACTGCCCACCATGGCGGTACTCGCCAAGCAACCCTCGACCCATAAACCCTGACTGCAAAATTCACGGCCCCGCACAGGGGCCTTTTTCATGCCCAAACCAAGGAGAAGAATGACGTACTCCCCCGGCATCTACGCCAACCTAACCAGCGAGGAATACCACGCCGATCCAGCGCTCGGCTCAACGTCGTTGAAGACTCTCGCCAGCCGTACTCCCGCGCACTGGCAGTACGAGAAGGCCAACCCGGTCCACAAAGACATCTACGACCTCGGCACCGTGACCCACAGCCTTATCCTCGAAGGCGACGAATCCGGCGTAGAAGTCATCGACGTGCCAGACAAGCGCGGCGCCAAGTGGACGGTACCGGCCGCCGCAGCTGTGAAAGCTGGAAAGATCCCGCTCAAGCAAGCCGAATGGGACCTAGTCCGGGCAATGCGGGACAGCGTCATGGAACACCCCGTCGCGAAGACCGCCTTCACCGGCCACCGCGCCGAAGAGTCCGTCTTCTGGGAAGAGGACGGACTCATGCTGAAGTGCCGGCCGGACGCGTGGTTGCGTGACCGGCTTGTCGATCTGAAAACAACCGTGAACGCGGACCCTCGCGAGTTCCCCAAGTCCGGGTTCAAGCTCGGCTACTACCAGTCAGCCGCCCACTACCAAGACGGCGTCCTGGCAATGACCGGTGAGCGGCTCCCGTTCTGGTTCATCAACGTAGAGAAGTCCGCTCCGTACCTCGTGTCCATCGTGGAGTACGACGACTACTCAATGGAACTCGGCCGAATGATGAATGCGCGAGCCAAGGACATCTACCGTCGCTGCCTCGAAACGGGTGAATACCCCGGCTACCCGACAGTGGAGCCGATCGGGCTACCGATCTGGGCGATCTACCAAGCCGAAGACATCCTCGGCCTCAACATCGAAACGGAGATCGTGGTCAAGTAATGGACATTTCGAAGGCTCTAGTTGCCAAGTCGGACTGCCTCAACGCCTCCGACCTGACCGGAGCGCCCATCGTCGCCACCATCCAGAACGTCCGCAAAGGTGATGCGACCAAGCCAATTGTCATCGACCTTGTCGGTATGGACGGCCGTCCGTGGAAGCCATCAAAAGGGATGCTCCGGATCATCGCCCACGGATGGGGCACGGAGTCAGACGTATGGCTTGGACGATCCGTGAAGCTCGTCAACAACCCGGAAGTGATCTACGCCGGCGAGAAGGTCGGCGGCGTCGAGGTCATCGCCATGTCGCACATCCCCGCTGACTTCACCATCCCCGTCCGCATCAGCCAAAAGAAGGTCAAGCAACACTCCGTATCCGTCCTAGCCGAACCTGCCACTGAACCATGGCGGGCGCAATGGCAAGCAATCACAAACGCACTCACCGAAGCCGGATACGAAGGCGACGGGAAGACCATGCTAGCCACGGCCGGGCAGGTCATAGGCGCCACATGGGATCACCCCAACAAGATCAGCGCCGAGGACGCACAGAAAGTCCTTGCCGCTGTCCGAGAAGACAACCACCAGGAGTCAGCAGAATGAGCCGAATCATCAGCCTTCAAACCACCAACTACAAGCGCCTCAAAGCCGTCCGAATCCAACCAGACCAGAACGGCAACCTCGTCGTCATCGGCGGCAACAACGGACAGGGCAAGTCCTCCATCCTGGACAGCATCACCGCGGCCCTCGGAGGTGTAAATGCCAAGACCACACCGAAGCCGATCCGGGATGGCGAAGAACGGGCAGAGATCATCCTCGAAACAGAGGACCTTGTTGTTGTCCGCCGATTCACCGCCGGCGGCTCAACGCTGACGGTCAAGTCCCCTGACGGCGCCGTGTACCCGAAAGGCCAGGCCAAGCTCGATGACCTTCTGGGCAAACTCTCCCTCGACCCGCTGGCCTTCACGCAGCTGACGGACAAGGAACAGTTGCGAACGCTCCTCGAATTGGTTGAATTGCCATTCGATCCAGAGGCCTTGGACGCTGAACGCAAATCAGTCTTTGACCAGCGCACCGAAGTAAACCGACAGGCCAAAGTGCTTCAGGCAAACGCCGCGTCCATCGAGGTCCAACCTGAATGGGCGGACCTGAAGCCGGTCAACGTGAATGATCTCTTCACCAAGATCGAAACGGCCCAAGCTTTCCGACGTGAATACGAAGCTGATGTACGCGAGCATGCCGAGAATGCCGCCGAGGTTGAACGCTTGCGTGCGGAACTCGCGGCCGCCGAAGCCGAACTGGCCACGACTCAGGAAGCTGTTGAGTCGTGGCAGAACGTGACTATTCCCGACGTCGATGCCCTACGCCAGCAGATCCAGAATGCCGAGCAGATCAATGCCAGCGTTCGAGCATGGGAAGCATGGACAGAGGCCGGCGACGCCTGGGGGCTGGCCGAACGCAAAGCGGAAGACTTGACGGCCAAGCTCGAAGCGATCGACCAGAAGAAGCGCGAAGGACTCGCGTCTGCGGTCTTCCCAGTCGATGAGCTCGGCTTCGATGAGTCTGGCGTGACATTCAAGGGCGTCCCGTTCAAGCAGGCATCCAGTGCCGAACAGCTGCGAGTCTCACTCGCCATGGCCATCGCGCTCAACCCGAAGCTGCGAGTCATCCGCATTGCTGATGGGTCCTTGCTCGACAAAGACAACCTGGCCCTCGTTGAATCCATCGCCCGCGAACACGACTTCCAAGTTTGGATCGAGGTTGTCGGAGACGGTGACGGGCGCGGGATTGTTATCGAGGACGGAGAGGTCAAGGCCTAATGGCAGACGTTACCTTCACCGGCAACCTTGGCGGCGAGCCAGTCCTAGACTTCAAGCCCAGCGGAAACGCCTGCCTTGCCTTCAGGGTTGCTGACACCAAAGGCAAGAAGGACGCACAGGGCAACTGGGACAAGGACAAAGAACAGACTCAGTGGTTCCGCTGCACCCTGTGGGGCCCGGACGCTGAATACTACGTCGAACGGCTCCGCAAGGGCGCCCGCGTGACTGTATTCGGCGAACTCATGTCCCGCGAGTACGTGGACAACCAAGGCGTCAACCGCACCTCACTCGACGTCACTGTCAAGGGCATCTCCATCGTCAACAAGCGCAACACCCAGACCACCGAACCGCTGGCCGCGCAGTCGGACCCATGGGCAACACCACCAGCCCAGAACACCGGCGGCTGGCCTTCCTCCGAACCGTCCTTCTAAACCACGTCAGGAAACCCTCATGCTCTTCTGGATCGTCATCATTCTCATAGTCGCTGCGGTCGCCTACTCCATCCTGTGCGAAAACGACTGGCTCATGGGCATACCAATACTGCTACTCGGCACCGTGTTCGGCGGACTCGCCCTCCTCCTGTGCGCCACATTCATCCCATCCAACATGGATCTCGTCAGTAAGCAGACAATCAGCCTGAAGGCGCTCGGCACATCCTCCTCGCAGCATGGGCGCTTCTTCCTCGGAAGTGGCTACATCGACGGCAAGCGCGTCTTGAACTTCATCCAGCAAGGCGATGACGGTTCTATCCGAGTTGGCCAGGCAAACGCTAAAGACTCAGTCATTTTCGAGGATGCGGCCAAAGCCACTGTCACCACCGAGCACTTCGATTACAACAACGGCTGGATCCTTCCTTGGCCTATCGGAAGCACGGACAAGTACGAGTTCCACATTCCTGAGGGCTCCGTTACCGAGTCGTACACCATTGACAACGAATAGCCCTCAGCTAGCCGAACATCCCAAGCCGCCAGTGAGCGGCTTTTTTCATGCCCGCGGCGCCCGGTCACCCGGCCGGGCGCCGCGCCGCGAAAGGACCCCATGACCACCGAAGTAATTGACCTGACCCAGCAGATCCAGGCCCGCGATGGCGTGGCCGTGGTGATCTATACCAAGAACGACTGCCGCCAATGCGACTGGAGCAAGAAGTTGCTCGACAAGGCCAGCATCCACTACACCGCCGTCAACGTCGAAGAAGACGCCACGGCCTACCACTACGTCACCGAAGTGCTAGGACTCAGGCAGATGCCAGTCCTCATCGCATCCACGCCCAAGGGTGATGAGACGTGGTCCGGATTCCAACCAGCCAAGATCAAGGAACTCATCACCGAGCGGACCGATGCCGCATGAAGCCTCTGACCGTCCACAGCGACTACCACCCCGAAGCGTTGCGCCGCTTCAACAGCGACACCGCCGACCACGAGATGGAGATACTCCTTGACCAAGGCCTTTACCGGCACATCAGGTTCAAGAAGCCCGGAACGGGTTTCTACTACTTCGACCTGATCACATGGCCTGGCAACCTGACCATCCGGGCAGACATGGGCACCTATACCTTCGCCCGCACTGAGGACATGTTCGAGTTCTTCACGAACGGTCACGGATACATCAATGCCGGGTACTGGGGCGAAAAACTCCAAGCTGCCGGAACCCACGCTGGCTACCGCGACCACAACGAAGACCTCTTCAAAAAGTACGTTATCGAGCACTTCTGGAAGCGCCGCGAAGGCTACAGCGCCGAGGATGCGAAAGAAATCTGGGAGACGATCCGCAGCGAAGTCCTCAACGACTACGAATACATGGGAAGCCGTGAGGCTTGCATGGGCCTAGTGCAGAACTTCCGTATCAACGGCTACGAGTTCATCGACCCGTGGGACTGCAGCTGGGAGGACTACACCTTCCACTACCTCTGGTGCTGCCACGCGATCCTCTCCGGGATCAGGCACTACTACGAAGCGAAGGCGGCCGCCGATGGCGAAGCTGCTGGATGACCCCTGCTGCTTCCTCTGCAAAGGCGCGCACGGCATATGCGCCACTCGAGGATCCTGCGAGCACCACGTAGACGCCCGGCGCAGACAAGACGCCAACGACAGGGCAGGGCAAACCCACCGCGACCCCACCGGAAATCAAGCCGTCAACAACGTAATGCGCGCCATGCGCAGCAAAGCCTAGGCCCCCACGAAAGGGGCCTTTTTCGTACCCGAACCAAAGGAGAAAGCCATGAGTGACACCCAAACAATCACCGCACCCGCCAAGGAATGGATCGCCGCGCTCACCCGGTTGACGCCAGCGATGGCTGGCCGGAAGCCCACGCCGATCCTTTCTAGCATCATTGTCAACCCGTCAGAACAGACCATCTTTGGCTTTGACTACGCAACATCGGCCTCCACAGCCATCCAGGATGCTTCCGGAATCGGCGATCCATTCCTGGTTCACTGGCGTTGGCTGCTGGATGCCATCCGGTCCACCACCGGCCGTGCACGCAACATGCCCGTCACCGTGAAGATGGTGGGCAACAAGGTCACGGTGTCCGCAGCCGGCTACGAACTGCACACAGAATCAGCCGACATCGGCGAGTACCCCTCAGCGCCGGAATCCCTGAACGAGGTAGAAGCAACCTTCCCGGCTGCCGAGTTCCGCACCGCGCTTCGGCGTGTAAAGGTTGCCGCCTGCACGGATGACACGCTACCGATCCTGTCTGCAGTTCAATTCAACATTCGAGGCGGCAACGTCGAGATGTTCGCGACCGACCGCTATCGGCTCACGACCGATCATGTGGCCGGGGCGGGCGAGGGTGAAACGTCCTTCGTCCTGAACGCCCGCACGCTCAAGTCCATCGATCGGTTCCTTGTGGGGGAACGCGTTGTACTGGGATTCAATTCGGACACCCGCTGGATCGAGGTCGTGACGGATAACGTCACCTACCGGACAATCGCCACAGATGGGGACTACCCGAAGATCCGCAGCCTCTTCCCTGAGCAAGTGACCGCATCCTTCGAAGTCGACCAGGCTGTCCTGAAGGAAAGCGTGAAGGTCGCACAGTTCATGAGCGAGCGTTTCGCGCCTTGCTACATCAGCCTTCGCGAGTCCGGCGCTGATGTGGAGTTCGCTGACGGGATCTTTGGCCCTTCCAAGAGCCCGGTTGCAGCCGCGTCGCTGATTGCCGGAGACAGCGAACCGATCAAGTTCGCAATGAACCCTCAGTACGTGCTGGACGCGCTGCAGCAGATCGGCGGCGAACGAGTTCGGATCTCCTACACGGAGGTCAACAAGCCGTTCATGTTCACTGCTGCTGGCGTGGATTCGGCTGAGGTAAACGTGCACAAGCACCTGATCATGTCCGTTCGGATGCCCTCGTGAGTCACACGGAGACTGCACCGGCCGAACCCACTCACACCTTCCGCGCCGTATGGCCGGTCATTGAGGGCGAGGGAACAGCCACGACAGTGGCTCAACTGATTCGCCAAGCGATCGACGACTTACCCAACGTCGCCAACCGTCACGGCGCCAAGATCATCGGCACAGCACGCGGTGGGGTCCGTGACGGCCGCCGCGTTCCCGGCTCGGGAGGCGCCCGGCATGTCGTCGTCGTTGAAGCCCCCGCTGTTACCGCGCCCCTACGCAACTACCACCACACGCCCGGAAGGAATCTCACATGAGCACCGCTCTACTCGAACGCCGCACCATCCTGGACGACCTCGTCCAACTCATGCAGCAAGCCAACAACGAGCTGACCGCCACGGACATGTTTTGTGGCGCTGGCGGATCGTCCACGGGCGCGCTGGAGGTCCCCGGAGTAACGATCAAGACGGCCATGAACCACTGGGCCCGCGCCATCGAAACGCACAACGCCAACCACCCGGAGACCGAGCATGTGTGCGCGGACATCCAGATCACGGATCCGCGCTACATCGCGACGTCGGACATTCTCTGGGCTTCGCCAGAGTGCACCAACCACTCCGTGGCGAAGGGCAAGAAGCGCATCACCAACCAGGCGGATCTCTTCGGGGATTCCCTCGCCGACGAGGCCGCCGACCGGTCCCGCGCCACTATGTGGGATGTGCCTCGGTTCGCGGAATGGCACAAGTACAAGCTCATCATTACCGAGAACGTCGTGGACGCGGCCAAGTGGGTCATGTTCGACGCCTGGCTGATGGCCATGGATGCACTCGGCTACAACCACCACACCGTCTACATGAACAGCATGCACGCGCAGCTCGGCGGACTGCCGGCCCCGCAGTCTCGGGACCGGATGTACGTGATGTTCTGGCTCAAGGGCAACCCGAAACCGAACTTCGATCTCCTAATGCCACTGGCGCACTGCAAAACCTGCGACGAGACGATCCGGTGCATCCAGTCGTGGAAGAACCCGAACTACCGCTGGGGCAGGTACAAAGCCCAGTACGTCTACCGGTGCCCCAACACGCGCTGCAAGAACTCCATCGTTGAACCCGGCTGGCTGCCCGCAGCCTCCGCGATCGATTGGGGCCTCCGTGGCCAGCGCATCGGCGACCGCGCCAAGCCCCTCGTGCCGAAGACCATGGCCAGGATCGCCGCAGGGCTCAAGCGTTACCACGGCAAGGCGGTCAGCATTGACGCTGTTCGTGGCGCCGAGATCATCAGCCCGGTCCACGCTGAACCGTTCCAGACCCAGACGACCAGCTACACGCGTTCACTACTGGTCCCGGTGGAAGGTCGCGAAGGTAAGCAGGCCGCTCCAGTGGGAGCCGTTATGCGCACGCAGACCACCCGCAACGAAACAGGAGTACTTGTGCCACCGATGCTCATGCGCAACAACTCAGCTCCGGCTGGACAAGAATCGTACCTCTCGAAGCCAGTCACGGAGGTCATGGGCACTCTGACCACTGCGGGCCACCAGTCTCTGATCACCGCGCCTGGCAGCCACATGCTGATGGAGTACTACGGCAACGGCCAGATGCACCCAGTAGCCAAGGCGATCCCGACGATCAGCACCACGGACCGGTTCGCCATGGTCACCACCATGCGCGGCACCTCGCCCGAGCATCTGGCCGCATCGAACGCACCCACAACGGACCCGTTCGGAACCTTCAGCGCCGGCGGCCAGCACCACGCCATCACCGAATGGACTGTGCCCGAGATTGAGGACTGCGAGTTCCGGATGCTCGAGCCCTACGAGATCAGTGCTGGTATGGCCTTCCCCAAGTCGTACATCATGACCGGGAACAAGAGGGAGCAGGTCAAACAAGCCGGGAACGCGGTCACTCCCCCGGCCGCCCGTGACCTGTTCATCGTCGCAGCACTCTCACTTTCCGGCGCAGGTGCGGAGCTCGCAGCATGACCCCGGACGAGGCGCCACCGAAAGTAGCGGCGCCTCACCGATGCCAAGGGGCCGAATGTGACTTCTGTGAATGGTCAAACCCAATGCTCGACCTGCCCGAAATACCACCAAGAAAGGAGTAAACCGTGGCGAAGGACAGACGCCCCTACTTCACGATGACGAATGAGTACCCAAGGCATCGGAAGATTCGTGGGTTGTCAGATGCCGCGTTCAGACTCCATGTCACCTTGATTGCTCTCGCGAATGAGGAGACGCGTGATGGGCTGGTTAGTGACAGCGACCTGCTGGCCAAGGGTTCGAAGGCAAAAAAGGAGCTCATCACAGCCGGGCTGGTCGTTGGGCTGCCTGATGGAACATTCGCCCTGCATGACTACCTGAAGCATCAGAACTCCGCTGAGGAAATAGCACGCTATAAAGCCGAACAGAAGGAACGCGGCCAGCGTGGCGGTCTCAAGTCCGCGCACACAAGGCATCACGTGAACAAGGGCCGGATTGACCCGAATTGTGCTCTCTGCCCTGGCGCCGAACCGCCTGAGTATGAACCCAAGGAGCTAAGCGAAATCTAAGCGGCGGCTTAAGCGGGCGCTTACGTTTTGCTTACCAAAAATCTAAGCGGAATCTAAGCACCATTTAACCATTAGTAACTCACCTTCTTTTTTGGGTTGGCTCTTAAAGAAGGGGGTGAAAGTTCTCAATCAATCGTCCAGTAAGTTACGCGAGCCACCGGGACATTTGATTGAAGGAAGGAAGCAGCCTTGATCACCCATAGCCAGGCCACGGCGCTGGCAAACATACTCCATGAGCTCAGGCCTAAGTGGAGCGTCCCATCCATGATGAAAGTCCTTGAACGCAACGCTCAACACCCGGGCACATTCCGGGACCTCGCGTTGGCCGCAGTAAACGCAGCACGCGACCCCAAAGTCGATACTCCCGGGGGCATCTTCACTGACCACAGGTTCTGGCCCGAAACAGTCCGAGCCTCCTTGCCGAAACCACCGCCCTGCGAAGACCACATCGGCAAAGACGCACACAACTGCGCATCCTGCTGGGCCGACGTCAAGGCAGGCATCCGGCCACGGGACCTTATCGGCAGACACTACGAACCAGAAAGCGAGGAAGACCATGACGCTGCGGCTAGTCCATAGCCGACACGACCTACCGCCGTTCTGGGACGGGGAACCAGTCACATGGGACGCATGGCAAGACATCCGCTCCAGCCTCGCCCTCCACGTACCAGCCCACGAACTAGCCTGCGACAAATGCGGGGCAGTGGACGAAAACCTCATCGCATGGGGAATCCGGCCACCAAACGAACCGACCTACACCACAACGGAAACGAGGACCACCCCCACAGGCCGAAAATACGAAGCCCAGGTTGAGGTCAAGGCATACCCAGTCCGGGACATCTACGCATCCAGATGCCGGCACTGCGGACACGACGTCGTAACCGACACCAGAACCGACGAACGCTGGGACCTCGACGAAACCGATTACGGCCCCGAAGGATCCACCAGCGACACCCTGTTCTAACCCAAGGAGAAGAACCATGACCGAAGCAGAACTGCGCGCCGAAAACGAGCGCCTGAAAGCGTCAAATAACAAACTCGCCCAGATGCTCAAACGCATGACGGACAAGCTCGATGAAGGCCGCCGTGAACTCATGGCCACCGGATGGGACACCGCTGTCAACGAAGCCGACAGCCGATGGAGCATCGGCGCTGCATCAGCATCCAAGCTCAAAGCCGACAACCCCTACCGCAAACCGGTCATTGACCTTTCAGGCGCCATGATCTGCAAGGTGGACGAAGGATGACCGGGCCAGCGGGGGAAATGATCGACCGTGTCGCAGGGGCCATGCAGATCGTCGTCCCGTCGCCGGAGCTCATCGATGCGGATCTTGCCCGAAGGTTCCAAGCACGAGCCGCCATCGCGGAACTCCTGGCACCCGTCGCTGACCTCATCGCCCACGCCGAAAGCCGACCCGGCAGGCTCTACTGCCACGTCACCACTTTCGAACTCAGACAGGCCCTCGGGTTATCCGTAGACCCATGGCCACCAGCGCCAACCAGCACCCATGAAGCCGCCCCGCACGAGGCGGCTTCTGACGTTTCAGGAGAAAAACCATGAGCACAAGCAAAACGGCGATCTATCACATGACCGAGGGCGAAGTCCTTGTCCGCGGAACCACGGACCCTACCGAAGCGATCCGGATCATCGTGGAATCCAACTACGAGGACAACTGGCGCTGGGAAGAGATCATCGATGGCGCATCTCGGGACGGCGTGAAGGACTCAACGCTCACCGACGAAGACCGCGCCGCCATGGTTACGGAAGCCGCCGAGTTCTTCGCACGCCGCCTAGAGCCTCAAAACCACTCCACTGGATGGTTCCGCAAGAACGTACAAGCCCCAGGCGGCGACTACACATGGATGCTCGGACATATGGACGGCCCGGGCCGCGGCAACTTCCGCGGCGTCCTCTTCGACTAACAAAACCGCGAACCCGCGAAACCTCGAAGCCGTCCCAACCGGGGCGGCTTCAGTCATTCAAGGAGAACAATCATGACCGCATACAGCTCACATCGCATCACCTCAACTGCCTCCATGAACGTGCCTGGCAGCCTTACCGCCGGCGCACTCCGTGACTTCGCCGGATCCGTCCCGCCCGAAGCCAGCATCAGCATCAAGGAACACCAAGGCGACCAGCGCGACCCCGGATACGTCACCCTCACCGCAACATGGGATGGCAGCCCAAGCAGGCCAGCAACGCACCGAAGCTCAAACCTCACCTCCCAGCGTGACGGGCAGTAACGCAATGAAATTCCGCACCGGTGACACGGTCCGCGTCACCAACCAGACCTCCAAATACTTCGACCAGGTAGCGACCATCCAAGAAGTCATGGCAGGCCAGCAACTCCCATTTGGACTATCCGGCCTCGAAATCGTTCCCGTATGGTTCGCGCCCTACGAACTCATCCTCGCCGAGAAGGAACCGTTCCCCAAGCGCGAGCCAGTACGCGTGCTTTCCGACCCCAATGCGAGACGGCCGGTATGCCGGACGCGTGGGCAAGATCGCCTCCAACGTCCTCGGCGGGACCGTATGGGTCCACCTCGGCCCCAATTACGCCAACTTCCACACATCCGACCTCGAACCAACGGAGAAGCCATGATCCGCAAAGAAGGCAAAGCGCGCTGGGTATACGAATGCAGGCCCTGCGACGTACAAGCGCAAGCGCATGACCAATTTCGAGCATTGGAGTACGGGCAGCATCACGAGGGAACCATGGAGCATGCTACGAAGCCAATGGCTGACGCTCTCGGAATCTTCGCGGAGTCGCTCACCGAAATGGCCAACACCTTCGTGAACACGGTCGCATCCGCCTTCAAACCACTCGCTGATGTACTGGCCACCCCGCCCAACATCCCGCACGATCCCAGCCTTCGACGCGACCGCCGGAAATGGGGCGGGCGATGATACACACGTTCGTCCCGGGCAAAGCAATCCCGCAAGGATCCGTGGACGTCTACCGCGGCCGCATCGTCGGGGTGAAGGCGCCACTCAAGAAGTGGCGCACAGACATCCGGGCAGCAACCCTCGCCCGCCACAGTGGGGAGCCGATCGACGGGCCCATAGCCATCAACCTCGTCTTCCAAATCGCCCCACCGCAGCGCCCGCGGTGGTGGGCGCCCGCTGTCAAACCGGACTTGGACAAGCTCATCCGCGCAGTCCTCGACTCGCTCTCCACCACCAAGAACCGCAAGACAAAAGCCACCGTCAAGGGTGTCATCACCGACGACGCCCGAATCATCTCAATCACCGCCACCAAGACCTACCACGGCGCCCCTGGCGTCATGATCACCATCACGCCCGCCCATAACCCAAAGGAGACGCCATGAGCAGCCCAAGGCCTAGCACCTACGACGCCATGCAGATCATCACCAAAGCTGTCGAGAGCGGATCCCTGCAAAGTGGCACGGACGTGAGGTGGAGCGGTGCGCACATCACTGTGAGCATCGAAACCCTGAATTACTACCACCCCGAGTTCAGGGACATTCGACTGATGGCAGAGCTCTTCGCAGTCAGTTTCCCGGATGGCCAGACCCGGCGTCTCTACTGCGTTGGCAAGCCGAACAAGCGCTACAAGGTTCCCGCGAAAGACCGGATCGAGTACAGGGCGAGGCTGGCAAACGGAACGATCATCCTGAACTACGTGGCCGAGCATGAATGCCGGGAGTACCGGGGCGTCGCAAGTAACTCGGAGCAGCCGATCTGGGAGTGCAGTGGATGCCGCCGACAACTGACAATCACCGAATGCCGAAAGCTCGGCTTCCTCCCTCCCCTCGTGAAAGGCCGCCGACCATGAAGTACTTCTACGACACCGAGTTCCACGAGAACGGCCACACGATCGACCTGATCAGCATCGGCATCATCGCGGAGGACGGCCGCGAGTACTACGCCATCAACGCCAACGCCCAATGGCGAATCATCAACCAACACCCATGGCTGTCGGAGAACGTCGTCCCCCACCTGCCCGAGCCGTCATCCCCTGAATGGAAGATGAAATGGCAGATCCGGGATGAGGTCGCGGCTTTCTTCGCGGGTGATGACAGCGCCCAGCTATGGGCTTGGTATGGAGCCTATGACCACGTCGCGCTGGCCCAACTGTTCGGAACCATGATGGACCTCCCAAAGGGCATCCCCATGTACACGAACGACGTCCGCTCACTCGTGGACTTCACCGGCATCGACAAACTGCCCAAACAGAGCGGCACCGAGCACCATGCGCTGGCCGACGCCCGGCACGTCAAGCGAATGCACGACCACATCGTCCTCGAGCTAGTCGCCCGTGAACACATCGGCGTCGTGCCGATCCGCGCCATCCAAGGAGTTGAGCTGCGAAATGGCTGAGAAACAGTTCAGCGCAGGCGGTTACATTGCGCCAGGCATCGCCAAAGTCGTCAACAACACCGGCCGCCCAGAGATCATCGTCGGCAAGCAGATCATCGCAATGTTCGACAACGGAACCATCCTCGGCCCGAACATCATCGAATCAGTGTCCTTCACAACCACAGACACCGAGTGGGGCGCTGAAATCATCACCATCCCAGCCGCCCGCAGCCTCACCATGCCCGTGAAATTCATCCCGCCCAAAACGCGCCGCGAAAAACGCCAACGAAAAGCGTTCGACCGTTTGTTCTTCGGGCCCCGGCCACCGAAGCCACTCAAAAGGCGCCAACTCATCCACAAAGGAGGCAAACCATGAACCAGTACACAAGGGACGAACTGCTGGCCATCTGCGAGGCATCCTTCGTCCCGCAACAGCATTGGTCAAACCGCGACTCGGCATCCGCCCAACGCCAACTAGGCGAGGCATACGCGCTTCTGAAAGCAGGGTGCGAGTTCTGGGTCGGCCGCGACACTGACAGCAGAACCATATGGCTGACCATCGAGTTCGAAGGGTTCGCCCACAAGGACTACGACGGCGGCCTCGACACCGAACACTTCTACCTCCCGACACGGGAGCGGTTAGCCGGCGCGCAAGGAACGGACTGGTACTGATGCGCAAACCCGGCGGCCACCCCGCCAAACAAGACCCCGACATTGCTGAGACCTTCCGGGCTATGCGATCCGCCGTCGAACTCGTCCGTGACCTCGAAACCAAACTCACACCAGAAGCCCACCTGCACCTCAAAGCCGCAGCACTCGGCCTCATGCACGTCTACGCCGAACAAACCGGCATGCCCGCACCCACCGAAGTCATAGGAGGCAACACGTGAGCAGAAACCTTCGGGAGCTTGCAGCGAAGCTGGGGATCGAGCTCACCCCATGGCAGGAAGAAGCACTCGAACGGATATACGCCGGCGACACCATTCTCTGGCCGAGGCGCGGAGGGAGGTCAAGCATTCATGCTCATCCTGTCCCTCCGCCTCAACCCATCAGGCAAGCCACTCATCCACAAAGGAGGCAAACCATGACCTTCCACGGAAAGGACCCAGAACCCGATCAACCCGAAAAGGTTCGGACCTTCCACTTCAAAGAAAGCAAACACGCAGACGAACGAACCATCCAAGCCAACGACGTGTACTTCTACCACGGCCGCAGAGTCGGCTTCTGGAACAACGACGGCGACGACCGAACCCTCGTACTCGCCACCGAAGCATACGAAGTCCGCGAAGAACCGGAGGCCACATGAGCAACGAATGCACCACAGAGGACTGCCCGAACCACAGCGAAAAGTACCTCTGCAAGCAGTGCATCCGAGACCTGCAAGCATGGCTGGACAAAGTCCCAGTGCTCATCCAGGCGCTCGGCATCACCATCGCCAAACGTGACCAAGTCAGGCCCGCCAACGCAGGATGGAACGCTGGCGGGAAACCCGGAAGCGCAGCGCCCATCAACCTTGATGCCCTCCAGCTGCAAGAGAACCTCAAAGGCGTCGGACGAAGTGCCGAGGCTTACGCGCATGACCCGCACGCGGCCGGAGTCGCATGGCTCATCCAAGACTGGGTAACCAAGGCTGAGTTGCTCGTCAGCGGCCCAGAGGAACCGCCCGTCAACCATGCAGCGAACCGGGAACGCATCAAAGACATCGCGCCACCAATGCCGACCCGCAAACTCGTGCCATGGCTACGCCTCAACGCTCAAATCACCCTCACCGGAAAGGACATTCGAAACTGGGTATCCCGAGGCAAGATCAAGGCCGCCGAATCCAAACCCACGCCCACCTACCACCCACACGAAGTCTTGGACGCTTGGTACGAAACACGCCGCGAAGAAAGCCGCGCATGACACCGCAAGGTTGTGTTAAAGTGACTCACTGAGGGGTACTCGTCGTACCCAACCAGCGTTCAACACCAAGTGTTGGGCGCATTTTTTATGCCCAAAAGCGCCTGCCGAAACCCCCATGCTCGGCAGGCGCTTTTGCATACCCAAATCAAAAGCTCCCGCGATGCGTCAACATCCGGGAGCGTGACCGACTTTCAAGGAGTCGATGTGGAACAAACTACACGCACCTCGCCATACGGCGCAAAGACCATCCAGCGGTTCTGGGACAAAGTAGATCGCTCCAGCGACTGCTGGACGTGGACCGGAACGCAGGGCACGCACGGCCATGGATCGATGAAGATCAACGGCAAGAACGTCGGTGCCCACAGGGTTTCCTACGAGCTCCACGTCGGATCAATCCCGCCGGGCCTCGTGATCGACCACATCTGCCACAACCCCTCATGCGTGAAGCCCCTTCACCTACGAGCGGTCAAGCAAAAGCAGAACATGGAACACCGGGTGGCTGCCCATGCCAACAGCAAGTCCGGCGTTCGAGGCGTCTCATGGCACACCGCCCGCCAAAAGTGGTACGTGACCGTCAAGCACAACGGAAAATCAGTGCACGGCGGAAGCTTTCACACCATGGATGAAGCCGAAGCCGCAGCCATAGAGCTGCGCAACCGACTCTTCACCCACAACGACGCCGACAGGCTCGCAAAGACCAGATAGGTAAACCAACCCCCAGGAGGCCCTATCTCCCGCGCAGGGTCAAGCGCAACGCCGCATGTCGAGAGACGCCGGCACCCCACATCATCACCAATCATCAGGAGCCAACATGACACTCACAGTCCAGCACGGCAAAGACGAAGTCACCATCCACGAAGACGCCACCAAATGGGTCATCGACGAAGCCGAACGACTTCACATCGTAGGAACCGACGGCAACATCGCCTCCTACAACCGCGGATACTGGGCAAACGTCCAGCAAACCGCCACCAAGACTTCATAACTAAATAGCGTCCCGAAGTGTACATGAGCACCAAGGGAGCAAGGGGAATTAGCTCAATTGGAAGAGCAACGGTCCTGCAAACCGTCTGTTGCGAGTTCGAGTCTCGCATTCTCCACTCTCCTGCATGGAGACCGTAGGCCGGTACTGGGCAAGTCACCCAAATGTGCGGCCAAGGATCAACCCGGGCGCCTCCAAGGCATCGTGGTGGGATCACTGATCTACGGCCTAAGAACGAGGCGACGCTACGCGCCTACTCCATGCAGGAACCAACTTCCCGCCCCTGATCAACAAACATGCGCGAGCAGGGCGAGCGGGAAATACCATTCCGGTGTCGCAGTCAAAGCCACCAACCACGCCAAAGGCTGTCACAGCGTGCAAGGAACCAAGGAAGCGCAGGACGCAACGACGTCCAAGGATGTCCTTTCTTCCATCCCAAGCGCCCCTGCTACGACACCGGATAACACTTAGGGAGGCCCGAAATATGGCTTCCCACAACCCACGCAGAGCAAACAGCGCAATGCGCAACAAGCTCAGGGCAAGGGTCCTCAGGGAAGAAACCCACTGCTGGCTCTGCGGCCTCTTGGTGGACAAGACGCTCCCTCACGGCCTGCCAGGCTCACCCGAGATAGACGAGATCATCCCGGTGTCCAAAGGCGGCTCACCCTTCGAACGTTCCAACTGCCGCCTTGCCCACCGACTCTGCAATGCCAAGCGTGGCAATAAACCACCAGGTCATGCGAAGGTCCTCGCACTCCAACCACCAAAGCCACTCAAGACCAGCCGAAGGTGGTGAAGCTCCTTGCCCGCGAACACATGCTCAGTAGATCAATGCTCGCGTGCAGGGAAGATCCGCTTGACCTACTGCGAGAACCACTACCGCAAGTTCAAGCGCTATGGAACACCAACACCGCCGCCCAAGGTCACACATGGCACGGCAAGCAAGTACCGGTACGGATGCCGATGCGCACCATGTACCGCTGCCCATGCTGAACGCTATGCCAAGTGGGCACGCTCGTACTTCGAGAAGACAGGCGAATGGAACAGAGGACGATGGATATCAGATCGCGATCGACACTCCATCTATGAACGTGATGCATGGACATGCAAGATATGTCAGCATCCGATAGATCGAGATGCGCATACGAACAGTCCGCTTGCTCCATCGCTCGATCACATCAAGCCCAAGTCATCGACATCAAAGCCCGACCACACGCCAAACAACCTGCGAACCGCCCACCGATGGTGCAACGCAGTCCGAGGCGATGAACGACTCACGGACGACGCAATAAAAGCCCAAATGGACCTTGTCCTAGGCGACTGAAACCCCAAACCGGGGGTGGCGGGTATCCCCTCCCACCCCCGGGCCGCGCCCTCCCTCTGGCATAGGGCAAAAATATCCCCCCGAGCTCCCCGCTGGGAGCCGCAGCATGTTTTTCGTCTGCTTCACCAGCATTTCGACTGCCGCGCTGTTCGCTTGTAGAGCCTCATGCTCTCGTGGGCGGCGCGGCTCAAACTTTGAAGGAGTTCCCCGTGATCATGTCGAAGTCTTTGGCTGCTGATGCGTTGCTGACTGCTGTTGACGGCGGCCACGTGGCGGTCTTCGGGGAGTCCATGGATGAAGCGAAGAAGGTTTTTGCGCAACTCCTTTGGGATTATCCCGAGATGAGCGTCGTCGCCGAGCGCATCGATGCGATTGGTCGTATCAGCCTTACGTTCCCGGGCGGCGGAACACTGACGTTCCTTTCTTTGAAGTCGAACCCGGACCGCCTGCGTGGTTGGTCGCTTGACCGCTGCTACGTGCCGATCGGCACATCCCCGGAATTCGTTTCTATGCACCTCCGCCCCTGCCTTGCAACGAGCAAGGACGGAACGATGGCGGGCTACTGAGGGGGAAGTGCATGCCAGCACATCTTGATGTCCGCGGCGGGCTCTGTGGAGCCTCCGATGGAGAGATTGCATGCCTGGCGCCTATTGCGTTCGGTCAGTGCCCTCGACACGGCCGACGACATGGTCTTGGGCAGAGGATCGCAGTTGAGCCGAAGCGTCCCATGAGCACCGTCACCCATCCTCCGGGATGGATCGATGGGAGAACGAAGGCGGGCCGCGCCGCGAAAGCCGCCAGATTGGTGGATGTCCGTGACTGAACCTGCCGGACTTGGTGAGCGCGGCTTGGCCCTTTGGGAAGAGATGTCCAGCAAGGATGTCGCCCGGAATGCGCTGGTGCTTGAAGCTGCGCGCATCGCTGATCGCTTGGATGAGTTGGACAACATCATTCAGGGCAAAGGTGTTCTGAACCTGATGCAGTTCCGGTTGCACCTGAACGAAATTGACGAAGATGGCGACCGGAATATCAACGTCGAGGTCAAGTTCGCAGCGCCTCTTGCAGAGGCAAGGCAACAGGCTACGGCTTTCGCGGCGATCCTTTCCAAACTTGTCCCGCCTTCCGTCGCAACTGCCGCGAAGCCCGCGGACAAGCCCGTGCCTGCTGGCGTCACCCCGCTTGACCGGATAAGGGCGCGCAATTTGAAAAAGGCTTGATCGGTGGTGGTGTCTGGTGAAGGGTTCACAGGACGCCCGCTTCTACATCGCTCCTAAGCCGCGTGGTTATTCGTGCGAGCACGCCGAAGCTGCGATCGACTTGGCCGCTGGTTATGGGCTGGTCCTTGATGAGTGGCAGGAGAAGGTAGTCCGCGCCTGGCTGCGGACAACCACGACCGGCAAATGGTGCGCCGGCACTTGGGGCGTCTCGGTGCCGCGGCAGAACGGTAAGAACGGCGGCCTTGAAGCTGTCGAGCTTTACATGCTTGTGGAGTTGGGCCTGAAAATCCTCCACACCTCGCATTTGCTGACGTCGGCGCGGAAAGCGTTCAAGCGTCTGCTGCAGTTCTTCGGTCAGAAGGTCAACGATCCGAACGCGCCATTCCCGGAACTGAACGCCATGGTCGTTGAGATCCGTAAAACCAATGGCCAGGAAGCGATCGTGCTGAGTAACGGCGGCATGATTGAGCTTGGCGCCCGTACCGGTGGCGCCGGCCGTGGTAGCTCCTTTGACGTCCTTGTCATTGATGAGGCGCAGGAGTACGAAGAGGACGAGCAGGAAGCTCTCAAGCCTACGATCTCAGCTGCTCCTGGCGGCGATCCTGTGACGATCTTTATGGGCACCCCGCCGAAGGATCTGTCCGAACGCGGCGAACCGTTTGTGCGCGTGCGGAATAACGCTGTGACTGGCAAGAACAAGCGTGCAGCTTGGGTGGAGCACTCTGCCCGCGGTGACGTCGACAAAATGGACGAAGCCGAGCTCGCCGCCTTTGTTCGAGACCTCCATAACGCTGCTGATGCGAACCCTGCCCTCGGCATCCGCATTTCGATGGAGACGATCGAGGACGAGCTCAACGAGTTCTCTCCGCGATCCTATGCGCGTGAACGCCTGAACATGTGGCCTACCCCGACAGAGGCTGGCAAAAAGGCATTCACAAAGTGGGATGACCTGGCGATTGACGATCCGGATCCTGACTGGCAGATAGCTTCGTATGGCGTGGATATGAATCCGGAGCGTACGAAGGTTTCCATCGGTGTTTCGCAGTTCACGGATGACGAGGATATTTACCTCGAGCTGGCCGCTGACGCGCCTTTTGATGAGCGCGGGACAACAGCTTTGGTGGAGTGGTTGTGGGAGCGAGCCAAGCGCCGTATTCCAATTGTCATCGATGCTCTATCACCGTGCCGGGATCTGCTGGAGCCGTTGCTGAAGGCCAAGAAGATGAAGGTCTTCATTCTGAGCTCCAGCGAGTACACGCAAGCGTGCGCGGGAGTGTACGAAGCCGTTGAGAAGCATCCAGCCATAAGGCACTTCGGGCAGGAACACCTCGACAATTCTGCCAAGCACGTCGTCAAGGACCCGATCAAGAACCGTCCTGGCTCGTTCAAGTGGAACAAGGACACCCTGGACGCTGACCTCGCTCCCACAGTTGCAGTTACGTGCGCCCATTTCGGCGCTAAAAAGTTTGCCCGCCGTATCGTCAAGTCTTCTCCGAAGAAGCGCGGCGCGATCGTTTTCTAGGAGGTGGCCTGCTTGGCTGAACTCGACGTGGTCCGCCACCTCACCGAACCCGAAGCTGCGGCGTTCAATCGCATGCTGTCCGTTATCCGTCGGAAGACTCAGCGGAACAAGCTGCGTACCTCATACTTCGACTCCAAAAAGCGGCTAGACAAGATCGGATTCTCGATCCCTCCGCACATGAAGGACTTCGAGGTCGCAATCGGCTGGGCATCCAAGGCTGTGAAGGTGCCGGCGCGGCGTATCCGCCCTGATGGTTTCACGCTGGGCCGGAAATCTTCCATGTTGGCCGAAGTTGAAGAGGTCTTTGAGGACAACTACTTCGCAGCTATCGAACGCATGGCCATCGAAGCGTCCCTGCAGCACTCCGTGGCGTTTGTCTTCGTCACTCCGGGTGACGTTGACCGAGGCGAGCCCGAGATTGTGGTGGCGGCCCGCACCGCGCTTGAGGCTACGGCCGAGGTTGATTCCCGCACTAACCGCGTGACGATGGCCCTTGAGGTTGTCGGCCGCTGGGAAGTCCTGTTGTACCTGCCGGGCGAGACGTTCCGGGTCGAGTACCTCAAGGACGGGTGGATGGTCACCAAGCGCTATGTTGGCATCGACAAGCGCGTGACCTGCACGCCCTACGTGTGGGGCCGGTCGCTGGAGCGCCCGTTCGGATACTCCCGCATCACGAGGCCCTTGATGGGATACATCGACAACGGCTGCCGGACGATGCTGCGCCAGGAGACCAACGCAGAGTTTTACGGAGCTCCACAGCGGGCCCTGCTTGGCGCTGAGGAAGAACACTTTACTGACGCCGATGGGAAGCGAATTTCCCCACTTGACGCCCTTATTGGCGGCGTGTGGGCCCTGCCCAACACTCGTGACGAGGAAACGGGCGATCTGGTCAAGCCCACGCTGCAGCAGCTCCAACAGGCTACTTTCCAGCCGCACGGCGAGATGCTCAAGGGCATTGGCCTGATGGTTTCGAGCGAAACGTCGATTCCCGTTGGATATCTCGGCATCGTTCAGGACAACCCGTCTTCTGCTGATGCGATCCGTGCCAATGAAGCCGACCTGATTTCAGTAGTCGAAGCTGAGCTTCCGAGTATCGGCATGTCTCGAGTGGACCTCGTCCGCAATGTTCTCGCGGTCAAGTACGGACTATGGACGCCGTCGATGGAAGCGGAGCTTCGCGGGTTGACTGCCCATTTCCGGGATCCTGGCACGACGTCCAAAGCGGCTCAGGCTGATGCAGGGCTCAAGTTCACGCAGACGTTCCCTGACGCCGACCCTGAGGTGGCTATGGAGGTCTACGGCTTGGAGAAGCGGCAGATCGAACGCATGAACGCATACCGGGCGAAAAAGGAAGCTGGTAATAAGCTGAGCGCCCTTGTGGCCGCGGCTAAGTCTTCTCCTGCTCCCGTGTTCAGCCAGCCTGGCGTAACGCAGGAAGTCTAGTCGTGGTTGCGCGCGAGTCCATCGAAGAGTTCCGTGCGGCCAGTTCCGGGCTGTCGAATCTGGCAACCAATGAGTTGTCCGCATTCTTCGCGACGCTGAACATGTCCAACCCGGAAGCTGCTCGTGACGCTCTGTTGGAGTTCCTCCCGATCCTTGTAGCTGAGTACGGGCAGATCGCCGCAGCGCTCGCTATGGAGTGGTACGACGATCTACTGGCAGAGGCCGGTGAGGCTGGCAAGTTCGCAGCTGCCATGCCTCCTACGCCAGCGGTTGTTGCTGAGCAGGTTGAGGAAACGGTCCGGTTTTTCGCCGGGAAGCTGTGGACCCCGAACCCCGAATTGGTTCTCTCCAACCTGTCTTTGGCCAGCGACAAGTACGTCAAGCAGTTTGGGCGAAACACAGTCGCTTGGAATGCCGACCGGGAGGGTGTCGCGTGGGCGCGGGTGCCAACTGGTGACACCACATGCTCATGGTGTCTGATCCTCGCCTCGCGGGACGCCGTCTACTTCTCAGAGTCATCGGCGACCATCCGCGAAGATGGCGAGGAATACCACGGCGACTGCGACTGCCAGGCTGTTCCTCTGCGCGCCGGTGACGACTACCCGCCGGGCTACCTGCCGGATGACTTCTACGACATGTATCAAGTAGCGCGCGACTCGGCTGGCTCACCGGATATGAAGGCCATCGCCGCTGCTATGCGCCGCGAGTTCCCGGATTTCGTCACTGACGGAGTCCACTCCCACTAAGTTCCCTTCCGCGCGACGCGGGCAGGGTTATTCGCCGTGCGATGCGGCATTCACGAAGGAGCATTTCCCTTGAACAAACCATTCCCTCACGGCATTGACATCACCGCGCCTGGCGGACTCACTGCGCTCATGGCCTTCCACCGGAAGACCTTCGGCGACGCTGTGATGGAAATTGACCCGTCCGCCCCGCCGGCGCCCGCACCGGCTGCGCCTCCTGCTCCCGCTCCTGCATCCGCTGACGCGGACAAGGACGGGAAACTTGGCGAACCTGGACTGAAAGCATTGCAGGCTGAGCGCGATGCTCGGGCAAAGGCTGAGAAAGATGCCGCCGAAGCGAAAGCCGAGCTCCAGAAGATCAAGGACAGCGAACTGTCCGACATCCAGCGGGCCCAGAAAGAACGCGACGACCAGGCTGCCGAGAACGCGACGCTCAAGGCAACCAACGCTCGCCTCGCCGCACTGGCCGAACACCCCGTACCCAAGGAATACCAAGACTTGGTGACCGGCACTGATGAGGCCAGTTACCTCGCGTCGGCCAAGAAGATCTCAGATCTTTACGCACGGGCTGAGGGAAAAGCTCCAAAGAATGACCCGGTTCCCGGATCTGGCAAGCGTGGCAGCGGCGACGCCGCCGCAAAAGGATCAATCCGCGAACTCCGACAGCAGATAGCTGACCGCAAGAACAAATAGGAAGGGGCACGCACATGCCCATGCTTCGCCGTAAAAACTATGGAGGCGGTAACCACAAGTGGCTCGCCTCCACCCATGGCACAAACAACGCACCGACCGGCACCCTGAACGTTGCCGGTTTCACCGCGGGCACCCACTACCCTGACGGCTACATTCCGTCCGGCACCCCGGTGAATGCCGCTGATCTGACTGCGATCGTCCCGTACGTCGCTCCCGCAGCCGGCCAGCCCGCCCTCAACCTCGGATTCCTCTTGGATGACGTTGAGGTGGAAGGCGGCGAGGCAATGCCCGCCGCCGTCCTCCGCCACGGCTCCATCGTGGCTGAAGAGGTCCCTGGCAACTTCACCGCCCCCGCGTTCGCGCCGGGCTTCACCTTCGAATAAAGAGAGGGGACTAAGACATGGCTTTTTGGGATGATCTGATTGACCCTGTAGAGCTGACCGCTGAAGCGCGGGAAGCTGCCGATGATGCCGAGGCCCGCAAGGGTTCCCTCGCCCGCTACCTTCCCAGCGTGGAAGTGGACGACATTGTCATTGAAGTTTTCGAGAGCGAAAACGGCTTGATCGAGGAAGCGCAGTACCGCGCATTCAACGCCGAGCCTGAACTCGCCGGCGCTGAGGGTGGCTCCAGCTTCACCATCAAGCTGCCCGCTCTCGGACAGAAGCGGTTCATCACGGAGTACATGCAGCTCCGTAACCGCAACGCCGGGGACGACTCCATGCGTGCCTCCATCGTGAAGCACGCACGAGCGGTCGCCGTAGCGATTGTCTCGCGCATGGAACGCCAGCGGGCCGTTGCCCTTGTCACCGGCAAGTCCACGATCACCGGCCGTCGTTTCAACTCTGACGACGACTTCGGTCGCGATCCGAGCCACAACGTAACCGCGGCCGCATTGTGGAGCACGTCCACAGTCTCGCGCCTGGCTGATCTTGAGGCATGGGTTGATTCCTACGTCGCCACCAACGGCGTCGAGCCGGGTTCCTTGCTGATGTCCAAGCGTGTTCTGCGCGCTCTGGCATCCGGCGAAGAGTTCGCAACGACGCTGGCGAACGGTTCTAGCCGTCGAGCCACTGAGGATGAGGTCCGCAGCGTTGTCGCGGGTGCTGGCCTCCCTGAGATCGACGTCTACGACCGGCGCACTGCAGCTGGCCTGCTGATCCCTGATGACCGAGTGATTCTCCTTCCGGAGCCGGGCGAGACCCGCGCCGAAGAGGCGAACGAGCTTGGCGCATCTTTCTGGGGCCGAACGCTGACGTCGATGGCACCCGAGTATGGGATTGCTGAGGTCGAACAGCCCGGCATCGTTGTTGGCGCCCACCGCAACGACAGCGTCCCGCACAACGCCTACGTGGATTCGGACGCCATCGGCCTCCCCGTGCTGGCAAACGCAAACCTCTCGTTCGTCGCGAAGGTTCTCTAGCCTCGGACTCGCGCATGGGGCGCGTCTTATGGGACGCGCCCCATGGCACTCTTGAAAGGAATTCGCAATGGCGAAGTTTGCTGTATACACGGTGGTCCACGAGGGATTCACCGCTCATAATTTCAAGCCCGGCGATGACGTTCCCGAATGGGCCATCGATCTGGTTGGAGACCATGTCCTCGAACCTGAGGCGCACGATTCGTCTGCTTCCGAGACCGACTTCACTGGCGCGCCTGAGGCGCCTGCCGATGATGAGGGAAAGTCCGATGGTGACTCGGCGGACGCCGACGCTGACGCCAGCGGCGACGACTCGGACGCGGCTGATGAAGCGCAAGATGCGCCCGATGAAGCACCCGACTTCACTGCACCGGCCCCCGCACGTCGCGGCCGTCCCCGGAAGCAGTAATCGTGGCCGCCGACTACTCGTCCCTCGCGGACCTGAAAGAGCACTGGTCGGCGCTCCCTGTTGAGGACGAAGCGGAAGCCCAGCAGAAGCTGCACGAGGCTTCCGTTGAGGTTCGCGGCCTCTACCCGGATTTGGATGCGCGAATCGCTGGAGGCTCGCTCGACAGCGATGTTCCGAAGCTCGTTGTGTGCCGCATGGTCAAGCGTGCTTTGGAACCTCGCGACGAGAACGCGCCGCCGGCTGGTACGGAGTCGTTCCAAGTAGGGGCCGGCCCGTTCACCATGGGCGGCAAGATAGCGAACCCTGACGACGCCTTGTACCTGACGGCTGCTGATAAGCGGCTGCTGGGCAGGTCCCGGCCAAAGGCCAAGGCTTGGACGATTCACCCGGGAGGCTGACATGGGCATCGTGAAGAGGTTCCCGAAGTCCTGGCGGGTGGACGTCGTTGTTCTTCGCAATGGCGGCCGTGACCCTAAAGGGAACCCGCGGCCGGATGAAGAGATCCCGCTCAAGGATTGCTTGATCGGTCCGCGGCTGATGAATGACCCCGTTGACCATTCGGATGTCTCTGCTTCCGAGGTGTACCTCTATCGGGATCCTGATCCTGACTTCCGTTTCCGAACGACTGACCGCATCCGGGTTCCGGATGGCGCTCGCATGGCGGGTGATTGGTCCGTGGACGGCCGACCAAAGGAATGGCCGATTGGTGTCGAGGTTGGGTTGGAGGCTGGATGAGCGTCAAGTACAAAGCTGACGACTTCGGTCTCCGCAAGCTCGCGCAGTCTCCGGAGATGGGCGCGGCCACCTTGGAGGTTGCGAAGCGCATGGCCGGCAACGCTAACGCCGTCGGTGATTCCACCTATGAGGCGGAGAGTACGACGGTGACGGCGGGTTGGGCCAACGAGAAGCGCGCAGGTGCTGTGGTTCGTGAGTCCGAGGCTCACTGGCGTGACTGGCGCGACGGCGTTCTTCTACGCGTCGCGGCGGCCATGAAGGTGAGGCACAAATGAGCGATGCCCTCGTTTTCCCTGATTCAAAGGCCGGCCTCTTCGACCTGATTGATGGGACTGTCCACGACGGCGCAACCGTCTTGGCTTTCTACCACCTGCAGGCGGATGAGCGTGGATCTCTGCAGGGCCCGTTCCCTATCGCTCACATCTACGGAAGTGGCGGCACTCAGGGATACATCGACAGGGTCGAGCGTCGAACGGTTGAGGTCTACGCGCCTGGCGAGCAAGCCGTGAACGTCCTCGAGTCGATCGTGGCCTTTATCTGTGGCGAGGACATCGAAACGCCCTCCGGATACTTCGACAGCATCACCTGCGATGGCACCCCCGATGATGTGCCGTACCAGTCGGACACCCTGAATCGGGCCTTGGCGACCCTGCTGATTACCTCAAGGCCCATCAACTAGACCCCCGATGGGGATTCACCAAAAACCTGAGCCCTTGAAAGGGGTTATTTGCCATGCCAACTTTTGACACCATCCGTCAGGATGCTGACGAGCGCGCTCTTATCCGGAAGATTCAGAAGGCTGTTGCTTTCCTGGCTCCGACGACCGTGGATCTTCCCGAGTCCCTGTTTACCGGCGCGGGCACCCTCATGGACCTGAAGGTGGCCGGCTGGCTGCCCGTCGGAATGGTCACGCCTGACGGCTACCAATTCGGCCGTGACGTGTCCAAGGAGGACGTGAGCGCGTTCGGCTACGCCGGACCTGCCCGCTCGGACACTACCGAGGTCGCCCGTTCCATCACGTTCACTCCGTTGGAGACGGGGCGCCGGCACATGCTGGAACTCACTTACGGCACGGACCTGACCGCGACCACGCAGGACGCTACGACGGGCGAGGTTGTCTTTGACGAGCCTGAGCTTCCCGTTGGCCAGGACTACCGTCTGCTGATCATCGGCTCTGACGGTCCGGCCGCTGAGAACTGGATCCTTGGCCGCGGCTACGGGCTGGTGAAGCTCGCTTCCACTGATTCGCAGACATGGGGTTCCAGTGACCCGGTTACGGCTCCGGTCACCCTCGATGTCTTCACTGATACCGAGATCGGCACTCCGGTCCGGCACTACATGGGCGGTACGGGTGCTGTGAAGCACAAGACCGTCACGGGTTTCACTCCGGAAACCCCGTAATGACCGCGGGCCGCGCCATCTTTCCGGGTGGTGATGGTGCGGCCCGCTTCAAACCTTCCTCACCCGTGACCTTTTAGGAGCGAGACATGCCCCGATTTACCAACAAAGAGGGTCTGGCCGTCGAGACGTCCGTGCCAGGCGAAGCCGCCCGGTTGCGCGCCGAGGGCTTCACCGAGCAGAAGGCGCGCACTGCCGCCGTCCGCGAAACGGATGCCGCCCGCGCCACTGAAGCGCCGACGCAGGTCGAAGCGCCCGCACCCTCCCCCAAGCCTGCCAAGTAAACCAACCACCACCACCCGGAGGTAACAAGAAATGACTGATTCACCGAACATCCAGTTTTCAATTGCCGGCGTCCGTAAGGAAATAGTCAAGGCCGAGGTCCTCAAGGTAGGACTGTCGAACTCGAAGGTCATCACCTTCCCCGACCTTTACGCGATGGAGTCCTCGGAAGCGGAGAGCATCTTCGGCCGCCTGAACCAGAACGCCACCAACTGGAAGGTCATCCGGACGTGGCTGTCCATGGAGGACGCCGATGCGCTGAAGGCTGAGAAGCTCTCGGTGATCGAGCTCTCGACCGTGATGCGCCGAGCGATCCGGTACTACGAGGACATTTACGGCACCGCGGGGGAAGGCAACGCCTCCGAGGGCTGATAGAGCGTTTCCGCCCGCAGGTCCGCGCCGACCTTATGTCGGTGTACGGCGTGGACCTTGCGGAGTGGTACGCCAACGGGCGCTGGGTGGCCTTGCTCGACTTCATCGACGGGCTGCCCAGTGCTTGCAGGCTCAACGAGGCAATAGTCAACGACAAAGAGTACGCAGCGCACATAGCCTCGCAGCCGAAGCCTAAGGGTGAGTGGGCGCCTCGCGTCTCCGAGTTTGACCTGAACGCACATCTTCTCCGGGAAATCCTTCACGCGGTCAAGAGCCTGCGCCAGACATCCATCGCGGTGGCTGGCGGCAAGCCTTCCGATGAGGCGCCGTTCCCCGGACCACGAACAGAGATTGACCGGGCCCTAGCGGACCTTGACAGGCAATGGACTGAGGACTTTATAGGCCAGTTCGGCTTTGACGCCACAGACATCTGAATAGAGATTCGAGGTATCCCATGTCCGTAATCGGTATCGCGGAAGTGCTTGTGAAGCCGATTTTCACAGGGGTGCAGCGGGAAGTCGCTAAGCGCGTGGGCCCGTTGTTCACGAAGGCTGGCCGCGCTGCTGGCAAGGACATGGGCGCCGGGATGGCTGCCGGGTTCTCGGCGGAGACTGCAGGGCTTGAAGCTGAGGTGTCCCGCCTGACCAAGGCGGCCACCCAGGCTGAAACCAATCTCTCAGCCTCAAAGGCGAAATTGGCGGCAGCCTCAGCGACAGAGTCCAAGGCGCTCGGTGACTTGCGTGTCGCTGAGCTCAAGCTTCAGGAAGTCCGCGACAACGGCAACGCCAAAGCATCCCAGATCGCAGCGGCCGAAGAGAAGCTGAGCGTCATCCGGCATCGCGCCGCTGACGCCACGGACCGCCGCGAAGTCGCTGAACATGCTCTGGCCAAAGCAACACTGAACCTCGGCGATGCACAGAGCAAGTCCTCCGCAGCGGCGGTCGAACTCGAAACACATCTCAAGCGCGTCTCGGAGGAATCCGAGCGCACAGGCCGCAGCGCCAACACGCTGGCCGCCCGGCTTACCAGCGCTTTCAGGGGAAGCCCTCTCGGCGGTCTAGTCACTGCCATGCGCCGCGACTCGGACCGGATCCGCGTGGACCTCTCCAAGATGGCCCAGGACGTCGCCCGTGAAGGCACTCGTGGCGGCCGAGCATTCACGCAGGCATTTATCGGCGTCGTTGGAGGTCTCTCTGCCATCACTCCGGCCGCGGGGGCTGTCGGTGCCGCCGTGCTGGGTGCATCCGGCAATGTCATCACCTTCGCTGCATCCTTGAGTTCCCTCGCTGGAGTGGCAGCACTCGTACCTGCCGGGCTCATGTCCATTGGTGCTGGCGCTGGAGTGCTTGTCTCGGCGTTCGCCGGCGTGGGTGATGCTCTCAAAACCGCACTCGAAGGCGCGAGCAGCATCGCAGGTTCCAACCCTCGACTGGCAGCCATGGCAGTCGAAGACGCGATGATGGCCATTACTGTCGCCGAGGAAAACGCCGCCGATGCACAGGTAGACGCGGCCCGCAGGGTTGCCGACGCCAAGCGCGGGCTGCAAGACACGATCCTCGCTGTTGCGCAGGCTCAGAAGGACGCTGCCCGTGCCGTCGAAATGGCCGAACGCAAGGAAGCCGACACTGCACGAGATGTCCTCGAAGCACAGAAGGCCCTGGCGAAAGCCAAGGACGCCCTTTCCACCGGTGATGGCGATGCTGATGCTGTCCTCGCCGCGGAGCAGAAATTAACTGACGCCCGACTCTCGCAAACCGATGCTATTCGCGATCGCGAGGATGCACAGGCCGATGCCCTCAAGCAGGAGAAGGACGGCGCCCGTCAGATCGCCGACGCGCAGCAGGCTATCGAAGATGCTACCCGCCAGGCGGAGAAAGCTCAGGTAGATGCCGCCCGCGCCGTGGAGCAAGCTCATCGGAACCTTGAACGGGTTCAGATGCAGCAGGCAGACACCGCTTCGCAGGCTGGCCAGAAGTCGGCTGATGCCATGGGCAAACTGACGCCTGCAGCGCAGGAGTCAGTGCGGGCTCTGCTCGCGGTCAAGGAACAACTGGGGCAAATCCGGAGGATCGCGCAGGAGAACTTCTTTACTGGGTTCGCTGCACCTCTGCTCTCTCTGGCCGGTTCAGTGATGCCTCAGCTGGCAACGGGTGTGGGCGCTATCGCTTCGGCGCTGGGTTCCGGCGCGCAAATCTTCATGCAGGCGCTTGAGAAGTCCCTTGATGGTGGCGTTCTCGAATCCTTGCTGATGGGCGTGGCGACAAGCACGACCATTTTGAATCGGGCCATTGAGCCTGTTGTGAACTCGTTCGTGACCCTCGGCCAGGTTGGCATGAACTACATGCCCCGCCTTGCTATTGCAATCGCGGACATCGCCACACGCTTCAATGACTTCATTCAGGCCGCGGCCGCTGACGGGCGTCTTGCAACGTGGATCGACAACGGAATTCAGGGGTTCAAGGATCTCTGGTCCATTGGTGGTTCGGTGGCAGGGATTTTCTCCGCCCTGAATCGAGCAGCTGAAGCTGGCGGCGCGGTGTCGACTTTGAGCGGCATGGCAGCAGCTTTGCGCAATATCGAGACGATCATGCAGGGCCCTGTTTTCCAGACGACCATGTCAACGATATTCGCCGGCGCCGAAGCGGGCTCGCAAGGGCTCTTGGCGGCGCTTGGTCCTATCGGCGAGGCATTCAAGAACGGCGCTACAGCCTTTGCTGAGTTCCTCCGTTTGGGCGGCGAGATCGCAGGCACATTCGTTGGTGGCGTTTTCACTGCGCTGTCGAACCCTGCGTTCGGTGCTGGGCTAGTCACCTTCATGGAGGCGGTGCAGCGAGGGGTGGGGGAAATTGTTCCGCTGCTGCCCGGACTGACTGGCGCCTTCGGTGCTTTCCTTTCGGCGCTTGCTCCTATCGCGGAGACGGTCGGGCCAAGCCTGATTCAGGTCCTGACATTTTTCGCTTCCAGTGTGGCGACTCTGCTGTCCGTTTTTGACCCACTCCTGGTCGCGCTTGCTGGCAGCCCTGCTGTTTTGGGTGTCCTGATCGGCGCCTTCGTTGCTACTCGTGCAGCGTCGGCGGCATTAACGGCCGCGGGCAATATTCAGCGGATCGCGATGGCCGGATGGGCTGCTGTAACTAAGGCTGTCGCTGCTGGCCAGTGGCTTCTAAACGCAGCCCTGAGCGCGAATCCGATTGGCGTTGTGGTCGCCCTGATCGCGGGACTGGTCGCCGGCCTTATTTGGTTCTTCACGCAGACAGAGCTTGGACAGCAGATCGTCCAAAACGTGTGGGGCGCCATTCAGGTCGCCGTTTCGGCGGTAGTCGACTGGTTCCAGAACACTGCTATGCCGGTAATTCAGCAGGTCTTCGCCGTCGTCGGAGCCGTCTTCACGTGGCTCTACGAAAATGTGATTCGGCCCGTGTTCGAGGGGATCTCCGCCGTAGTCGGAGCCTGGTGGACCGTGACGAGCTACATCTTCCAGATCCTCGGCGCTGTGATCCAAAAGGTCATAGGGCCAGCCTTCGTGTGGCTGTACGAAAACGTGATCAAGCCGGTGTTCGGATTTATCGGCGCCTTGATCTCGGCGTGGTGGACATTCATCATCAAGCCGATCTTCGATGGGCTTGTCTGGGTGCTGAACAACGTCCTCGGGCCAGCTTTCGTCTGGCTCTACGAGAACGTCATCAAGCCTCAGTTCGATGCTATCGGCGCGGTCATCAAGTGGGTCTGGGAAAACGTCATCAAGCCAGTTTTCGACGTCCTAGGCGACTTCATAACGAAAACGATCCCGAAAGCCTTCGAAGACGGGGTCGGCTTCATAAAAACCGCGTGGGAGAAACTGCAAGATATCGCGAAGGCTCCAGTCAAGTTCGTGGTCGATACGGTCATCAACGATGGCCTGATCAACGGGCTCAATACCATCGGCAAATCGCTTGGGTTGGCTGAGCTACCCCGCGTCTCACTGCCCCCGGGATTCTCCCGAGGTGGTGTGCTGCCTGGGTACGAAGCGCGCAAGCGTGACACCGTGCTTACGCCTATGCGGCCAGGTGAGGGCGTGCTTGTTCCGGAAGTCGTTCGCGGTGCCGGCCGAGGGTTCATCGACATGCTCAACAATGCGGGCAACAAGGGCGTCAGTGCCGTTCGAAAGCTCATGGCGTCGGGGTTCCACCCTGGCCGAGCTAAGGGCGGCCTGATTCACCCCCTGCCGGGCAGTGTCGTATCCCAGCCTTTCCACAGCGGGCACAACGGCATCGACTTCGCAGCTGCGGGTGGTACGCCCATCCGTGCTGCTGGTCCTGGCCGCGTGTCTTCTGCTGGCTGGTCATCGTATGGCGGCGGTAACGAGATCCACATCGACCACCCGAACGGGTTGCAGACGTGGTACGCGCACCTTTCGAAGTTCGCCGTGAAGCTGGGCCAGATGGTCACCGGCGGATCGAAGATCGGCGAGGTCGGTTCCACAGGTAACTCCACCGGCAATCACCTGCACTACATGGTGATGAACGGCGGATGGCCGAGCTACGTGAACCCGGCCGAGTACTTGGACGGCGGCGGCGAGGCAGGTTCCGCAGGTTGGAACCCGATCGCCGGAATCGTGGACGGCCTCGTGGACCAGTTCAAGAAGGCCTTCCCGGATGCAGGCATGTTCGCGGACATGGCCATCGGCGCTGGCAAGAAGATCCTGGACGGCGCCGTCGCATTTGTCACTGGTCAAGGTGGCAAGGACGACGGTATCGGCTCGACCGGGCTGCCTTACCTGCACGATCAGGGCGGCATTCTGCCTCCCGGGTTGTCGCAAGTGGTCAACCGTACTCGGCAGCCGGAATACATCCTCAACCCGAAGCAATGGGAAGCGATGTACAGCCTCGCGACAAGGCGAGGTCATGACCGTCCAGCTGTCCAGATCGGGCAGCTGCACGTTCGTGACGAGCACGAAGCAGTCCGACTCATCGAAACATCCCAGCGTGACGCGCTGGCGGTTCACCGCTAAGGAGCTCAATGGGCATCAGTTACGCGACCCCGTACCGGCCGCCGCTTCCCGCGGCGAGTCCGTGGACGAGGCTCCGAATGACGTGGACCGCTAAGGGTGTCACGTGGCCGCTCACGTCCCCGGCATCAGGCCTGTTCCTGATGCCGGGGGTGCGCGGCCTTGGTTCCATCACCACGGAACGGCATGCAACTGAGGCGCCGGCGGTCGCAGGATCCCGGCACGAAGGCATTTCGGTTCTGGACCGCAGTGCTTTCTGGCCGATCCACATTTTCCATGACGGCGGATCTGAGGGTTGGGTCGAACGGGACCGGGCCTTCTGGCAAGGCATGGACCCGAAAGACACTGGCATCTGGGAAGTTCAGCACCCGGACGGAAAGCGCCGTTCTATCGAGCTACGGTTTCGGGACGACGGCGATCACAGCATCGACTACGATCCGATCCGGTATGGGTGGCAAACGTACGGCATCAACTTCGTTGCGGAACAGCCGTTTTGGATGGGTGAAGCGGTTGTCCGTTCATGGAAGAACAGCGAGTACGCTCCGTTCTTCGAACCGAACGGGCCGCACCTTTTCAACATTGGTTCTGGCGCTGACATCTCCTCGGCGCGGATCGACAACCCGGGCGACGAAGAGTCATACGCCCGGTGGTTCATCGACGGGGAAACCACTACCGCATCTGTTGGTGTTGGGGACCTGATCGTAGATGTGCCATTCCCTATCGGCGCCAACAAATGCTTGGTGATCGAGTCTGATCCTGACCGCATAGGCGCCACCTTGTACGACGTCGCCGCTGGCGCTGAGAGCAAGAAACCCTCCGAGCGAATCATCGGTGTTGACATGGTCAACCCGGAGGACCGTTCGGCGGACCTTGGTGAGGCTGACTTCCCGCCGGTGCCGGCCGGGTCGCAGGTTCCCATCTCTCTGACCCTTGCGGGCACCGGCGTTGTGGAGGCATACCTCCCGACCTTGTATCGGAGGCCATGGTGAGCATCTTCAGAGTCTCCGTCTATGACAAGGACCGGCAGTTCCGGTGCCAGATCGGTAACCCTTCAGCACTCTCGGCAACGGTCCGGCACAACCTCGTATCCACGCTGAACATTACCGTTCCTTTGGCTCACGAGAGGCTACCTGAGCTGATGACTGATGGCACCCGCCTGAAGGTCAAGTTCAAGGGCCGACACCTCATCTCCGGTCCCATTGTCAGCGAGGCTGGCGAAACTAACGGAGTCTCCGGACATGTGACCTTCACTGTTGAGGACGACTTCCGGATCCTGCGGGACATCCTCGGCTGGCAGGTGCCGGGCTCGCCTATCTCAAATCAGGCCGCCGCCGAATACCGGACATACACGGGCGACGCGGAAACGATCATCAAGACCGCAATAACAGAGAACGGCATCACGAGGCTGGCCATCCCTGGCCTGTCGGTTGCTCCGAACCTGCACCGCGGCGCCGTCGTGCCAGGCGGTGTGCCTCTCCGGATGCACCCGTTGGCCGACAAGATGTTCCCGGCCATGGATGAGGCGGGGATCGGTGTGACGGTTCGACAGATCGGCTCAGGCCTTGTTTTGGACGTCTACGAGCCGCAACTGTACCCACGGAAACTCTCGGTCAAGGGACGCACTCTAAAGAAGGCGTCGTGGACAAAGACCCGACCGGAGAGTTCCCGCGTTGTCATCGGCGGCCAAGGCGAGGGTACTGAACGGAACTTCCGGCAGGTCATCGATGCCGCCCGAGAATCCCAGTACGGAATGCGCGCTGAAGCTTTCCGAGACGCACGCGACAACGACGCATCAGATGTCATGGACGATCGCGGCCGCGAGACGCTCACCGAAACTGCCGCCAAGAACGGGATCTCCCTCGACCTCGTCGGCGCTGGCATCTTCCAGTACGGGCCCGGCGGGTTCACGGAGGGCGACCGGGTTCCAGTGAACCTCGGCAACGGGATCCTCATGACAGAGACCATCCGCGAAGTAACTCTCAACTGGGTCTCCAAGGATTACGCGAGCGTCCAGCCCTCCATAGGGGAAATTTCCAACCAGCCTGCGCGCATCGTTGCGCAGCGACTTGCCGCCCTCGCTAAGGGCGTGCGGAACCAGGAGCTCATCTGATGCCTGTGCAGTTCATCAGCCACGGCTATGACACAACCGCTTTGAATCCCTACAACGAAGATGCATGGGGCGAAGCGCACTCCGACTCCCCTATTGGTTCCGCACGATACGGAGTCAGCGGCCCCGGCGACTGGAAAGTCAGCATTGTTGCCAACGCTGATCGGACAGTCTCGATCGCTCAGGGCAGCGGTTGGGGTTGCGGTATCACGGACGAGACGGACGGCAACGAAACTCTGCAGTTCCCGCCGTCGGCCTCTGGCGTGCGCTGGGATACGGTTGCGGTCCGCCGTGACTGGACTCCCACGGCCGGCGTCTCTAAGTTCGTCATAATCCCCGGAGGCTCCACCCGTGCGGTTTCCGGCTCGCGGGTCACTGGGCCCGGACAGATCGACGAGCAGCCCATCGCACTGGTAGCCATCAAGGAGAACCAGACACAGCCTGACGACGTCGTGGATCTTCGATGCTGGGCTGCCAACGGTGGCGTTTACGCAAAGGATGACCTCGCCCGCCAGTACATCAACCAAGTCGGCTCCATGGTCACCATCGGTGACACACAGTGGCAGCTGGTCTTGGGCGAAAACGATACGCCCTCGTGGGTAGTCATCGGCGGCGCGTTCCGGGGGCCGTCACCTTTGACGCTGAACGGAAACTACCGGCACATCGGCACTCATCTGACAGAGCCCATGAAAGACGGTGCAGTGTCCCGAAGCGGCCAGAGCGTGTCCTTGGAGGGTGGCGTCGCCAACAAGGTTCCGATCCAGTATCTGGCGAACACCGCTTACATCATCGCGACGTTCGATAAGTCCTATGCGCCGAAGGTGAATAGCGCCCCTTTCCCCCAAACCATTGTGGGCCTCTACCAGTGCCAGATGTGGGCCACGCCTGCCGGTGAGATCCGCGTGAGCTTCAAGGTCCCTGTCCCGGAACAGGCCATCGGTGCGATGGTGTTCCCGCTCAGCGGATTGGGGTGGAACCAATGAAACTCCGCACAGCACTTCGAGGACTGACCCGTACCGACTGGGCGTTCGTGCACTTCAAGGCTGCTCTCGGGCTTCTCTGGATCATTCCTCTGACGAGGATCTCCTACTTGCAGGAACAGACCGCGCCATGGTTCATCGCTATCTGGGGTCTCCTGACCACAGCAGGTTTCTGCGTCTCCCTTGTCGGGCTGGTCATGTCCGCTCAGTCTTTCGAAACGCGCCGGAATGGCTTCCGGGTGGAGATGGCAGGGCTTGTGCTTCTCATGTCCGCACCCGCCATCTACGGCCTAATCCAGATTGGCCTGGCAATTGCGACTGGCGCCGATCGATGGATCGCATTCGCTTTCGCTTACATCATCTGTTCCGCCGTTGCTGTGCGCATGGTGATGATCAAATCCGCGGCGAAGTCTCGCACGGTCATCTACCGATTCACGGAAAGCGTGGAAGATGACTGAGCTCTACTTCGCCCTTGCCAACGAACCTGAACCGCTCTACGCGGGCATGCCACTACCTCTCCTGCTTGGCATCATCGGCGGCTTGATCACTCTTGCTGGTGCCGTGATCGCCGCTTTCAGCAAGAAGTGGCGCACTCCGGCCGACGACCGAGAAGACAAGAAGATCGGCATCGAGGTCAACGAGCAGATCCTCGAGCAGTTCGAGAAGTTGCTCGTAGAGCGAGACAAGCGAATTGACGGGCTGGTTGCTGAGATCAAGGAAGTTCGGCAGCTAGCCGAGTCCGCAGCGAACGACAACCGGACCCTTATCGACTGGATTTATGCAGCAGTCCAGGTGGCCCGGGTATACGGGTTCGTGGACAAGCTTCCCCGCCCTCCCAAAGGCGTCACCATCGCAGACTATCCAAGCGCCCACACGGGCACAGGAGGCTCCACATGAGGCGACCAGTAGACGCGCCACTGACACAAGACTTCGGAGACGGAGCTACCGCTGGCGTGGCGGCCAGTTCAGATCCGAACTCTGGCATGGGCTATTACGTGTGGCTTTACGGCAACTACCAGCCGGACGGCCACACGGGCCAGGACTACGGAGCCAGGTCGGGGTCCAAGGTGTACGCCGTCACTTCCGGCACAGTCCTGCATGTCGGCTGGCTTGGTGGCACTTATGACAGCAACCCGTGGTGGATCCTGCCGAGCTTCTTTGGCTACGGGTACGTGATCGATCACGGATCGTTCATCGGCATCTATGGCCACTGCCTCGACGGCGGGACGAAGATCAGCACGGGCCAGTGGGTGGCGGAAGGCCACGTCATTGGCCTTTCTGGTTCCACCGGCGCTTCCGTGGCCGCACACCTGCACTTCGAGATCCTGCGTGACGGCTACGTGCTCAACAGCCGATACTACGGCCGCAGCAACCCGGAAGAGCTCTTCGACGGCGCTGCCATCGAGTCCGCCGGCGAAACCGCCCCGGCCCCCATTTACACCCCGGACCAGTTGGTGCTGGTCAATCTCGGCATCCCTCTCCCGTAAAGGAAAAGACCATGGGTAAACTCCCCGAAGGTATGACCAATGAGCGCTACTTGCGCTTCGGACCCGAAGCCCTTGTTGAGGGCGGGCCGACCATGAAAGACGGACTCTCGATTGAGCAGCAGATCGAGAAGGCACCTGTGGACGCTCTCTGAAACAAACAGATGCAGTGGAACGGGTACCGGACCAGCGTCTACGACCAGCTCGCATTTAACGCGAAGGGCATCGCCCAAGGTAACGCCGAGCTTGCCGCTCTCCGGTCGCTGGTGACGCAACTGATCGGCCTTGTCACACAAGGCGTCCCGGTGGTCATCGATTACGACCGGATTGCCCAGGACATCAAGGACAGCATGCCGTCCTTCGAAATCACCCCGATCACGAAGGAGGACTAACCCCATGGCTGATCATCGCGCCCTTTCCACGCAGGAGCGCAACCCGCGTTCTGCTGTTCTCCGCACGGTCCTCGTCGCGGCCGTGGCGCTGTTCCCGCTGCTGAATGGAGCCCTCAAGGTGGTTGTCGAAGAGCTCGAACCCTACCGGGTTCACTTGCCGGATTGGCTCTTTGTTGCGCTCAACGTGGCGATCGCTGTGACCGTGGCCTTGATTGCAATTGGTACCCGAATCATGGCCATCCCCGGCGTGAACGAGTGGCTGAGGAAATATGTCCCGCTGTTTGCCCCTGAGGACAAGGGCAATGCCGAAGTCATCGAAGGCGAGATCGTCCACGATTCCGACGGCCCCGATCACCGCGCCGAACCTGGAGGATAAATGGCTGACTACACGTACGAATCGGAGCTCGTCGCTGACCCGTTCACTTTCCAGCGTGCGGCCAACTCGGCGGTCACGATCTATGACGTGAACGACGAGAGCGAGAGCACGCCTCTGGCGCTGAAGGACTTGAACGGGCTGCCGCTCCCGAACCCGCTCACGTCCAGCGCTGACGCCTTCGTGCCGCCGTTCGTGACCACTTCCCCGCAGGTTAAGATGTCCGGCGGCGGCCTGAAGGTCGCTAAGCCGAGCTTCCAAGGTGTGCGCGATGAAGCCGTGGCTGCGCGGAATGCCGCTCAGGAAGCGCAAGAATCTGCAGCACTCTCTGCTGAACTAGCCCAAGCACCCACTGACGCCCAAGTAGACGCCGGAGTGGCGCGTGCCAACATTCCGGCGCAGGTTTCCGCGGTAGTCCCAGGTCTCGTTCCATCTGTTGTTTCCGCAGAGGTTTCAACGCCTGGCAGCGATATCCGTTCGGCACTAGAGAGTGCAATTGTCGCGCCGCTTCTGGTTGACGGCGGTGAGCGAATGATCGCCATGTTGGACCAAGGTCAGACACCGGTACGGTTCGCCCTCGCTGGCGACTCCACCGGAGACCACAGGTCTGAGTGGTTCCACCGAGGAGCGCAATCCATCGTGGATCGATACCCCTCATATGCGGGTTTCCTTTGGGGAGAGTACTACTACAACGGCTCGGCCAGCACAGGAGGAAGCGCCTACAAGAGGTTCAGGCTGGTTCCAATTGGCAAGACTTATGACGAGTTTGATAGCCCCGGCGAATTGAACGGCAAAGTATCCACAAGCGGCCAAACCTGGGCGTCTACTCCGGGCGCTTGGACCGTATCTGCCGGGAGCGCAACGTCTTCAAGTACGACCAATGCCATCCTCACAGCAACTTCGCCACATCCCGGATTTGGCAGGCGTGTATCAGGCCGACTAGTTCTTGACACCTCCCTGCCTACAGCGGAAAGATCCATCACTATCGACATTGGCGTTGACGACGCCAACCGTGTTGCATTGAAAATCGCTATCTCAACGGCCGGCGTCATCTATGTGGCCGTTTCTAAGGTGATCGCGGGCGCCCTGACCTCAAACATAGCCGTCATCAATCCGCTCACATCCGCAACGGCCACGGGGGCAGGCGTCGAACTGCAGTTCTCTCTTGAGATCACTCCGACCAACATCTTCGCCTACGTCAACGGCAACTCGGGAGGGGCCAGCATAAACGCCGCCGAGTTCACTGCACTCGGCGGCATGACTATGCTCAGGATGCGGGCGACGACACAAGCCGGGGTCAAGGTCGGGCGGATCGGACTTGGAGACGTCTACGAAACGCCTAACCTCATAGAGGTTTGGAACGGATCTAAAGCTGGTTCAACTCTTGCGACACAGCAAACGGACATGGCGGCGCTTTACCCCTCGCAGCTGAACTGCCTCTTCATCTCTGCTAGCCACAACTATCTGGACGATAGCGACATGGCGTACCTCATCAAAGTCCAAACCTTTGTTGACGCTATCCGGGCAGCGCACCCGAATACTGGAATTGTGATCACATCACAGAACACGGAGTATTCTCCAGCTTCGTTCGGCTCCCGCGCAGCTCACAACAGACGAAACGTCTTCATTCGGACTTTCGCCGCACAGCGAAGATATGGCTACGTTCCTGGCACCGAGGTTTTCGCGATGCAGCCTGACGGCGGCCGTTCTTTGGTTGACACTGATGGAGTACACCCACTGCAAACAGGTTCAGACCTTTGGGGGCAGACCTTTTTCAATTGGGTAAAAGGAAAGAGTCTTCGGCCCTAATCGAACGACTCTTCTTTGCCGTTGGCTGCCGCTGCAGGTCCCAGCCCGGCCGCCCAGGTACCGACAGCGAAGATCGCGGCAAACGCGAAGGCTACTGCCGTGAATCCTTGAAATGGCTTGGACCCTGTGGAAAGCCAAACCATCCAAAGGCCTGCAGCTGCGGCAAAGAGTAATAAGGCCACGATGGCGAGTAATTTCTGTTTGCCGTTCAAAGAGTCCCCCAGAGTGTTGTAAACAATGGCTATCATACGATGCGCCAGCATGCGAAGCGCCCCACCTTCAAACGGTGGGGCGCTTCAGTTGTTTAAGAGTCGGTCCGGATGACGATGGCTTTGCAGTCTTCTGGGATGAGTGCGCGGGCGGCAGCATAGGCGGTCTCGTAATCTGGGCCGGATGCTTGCACAGTGCCATGCTCGCCGGCCGCGTTCTCAATTGTCAAGGTAACTTCCACCAGGCCATCTTGGCATGATGGGGGAATGCCGAAATATCCGCCGACATCGTTCCTGCTTGAGGGTGTCACCTACGAGTTTCTGAGCCCCGAACGAGTTGGCCCGCACGAAGACATCCACTCATGGGAATGGGGCCACTACCCCAAGGTGCACGCACACATCCCCCTGAACAACGGCGGAACCGTCCCCGTGTACGCCAACGCCACCCACTGGAACAAAACCCAAATCAGCGTCCAGTGGTATGACGACGACAAGGTAAGCCTCACCGCCTGGCTGCCCAAGTCCGACGTTCGACCTGCCACCGATTCCGAGTGGGACATAGACGAATACAACCGCTGCCCTGAGATGCTGCGTGTCATCCAATGGGGGAAACGGCTTCCCGGGTTCCTGCCGGAGTAGATCCGAGCTTTTGTCGGCCCTGAGGAGTACAAAAGAACTACGAGCAGCGCATAGGAGCGTGATTGCCATGATGGGCGGCGAAATAGAAGACCGGTACACCTACGGTGGGGTTGACTACATTCTCAAGCGGCAGGACGAGTCCAGTGGAGAATGGCAGGTCTACCGCCTGCCAAGGGGCACCCAAGTCGCCAGCATTATTGACGACCACCAAGAGTACCGGTCCTTCACAGCGTGGCCCCTCCTGGACAGTAGGGCGTTAATCCATAAGGAATGCGAAACTCTCACTGAGGCGTTTCATTATGCGGCCGAGAATTTTTAACTCTCCAGATCACTCACCAGATCACTCACCAGATCGACCGTCACCCTCGGACAGTTTACGGAGTGCTGCTGCGATACGGTCTTTGTCGTAGCCGGAATGTTGATGGCCTGCCACAATTTGTGCGATCTCGTCTTGCTGGTCAGGGGAGAATCTGTAGAGTCGGCCGATTCGATCACAGGGCCATGACCCGTCTTGGACTTTCCGCCGGACGGTGTCCGCGCCGATCCTGTACTTGGACGCCATATCTTGGGCCGTGGCATATGAACGATCTTGCATCACAACTGCCTCCCGAGGGTCAGACCATATCCGTAGAAGGGTAACTTGTTCAGGTCTGCCCGGCCGCAAGGCCTGTTGTCCACCAGGCGGATGTCAGCCCCTGTTGGCATGTTGGCCCGGCCAACATTTGAGTGAACAGTACAGGGGCGTGTCGGAACACTTCCGCATGATTCCGCAGCAGCGATTCCGAAATAATCCGAGATTCTGCCGATGGGGAGTTTTCAAATCCCACCGTCACCGCCAATGAGAAAGGCCCTGCTTCCCTTTGTTTACAAGGGAGGCGGGGCCTTTTCCGTCCCAGGCAGCTAGAATCTTCGACACCGATGCCTGTAACTGGAACTGTGCTCGACTAAGTGCATCCTGGCTGCACCGCAGATTGCACCGGAACGCATCGGTCTGGCGCCGTTCACGCAGTGGCGAGCCCAGTAAGCAAGCTGGAACTACTACTTAATAGCTGCAAGCCATGAATTGACGAAAGGTTGCCGTCGAGCGATCGCCGGTGTAACCCTGCGGATTGCCGTTGCGTCAGCGGGGGTCGAAGCGCCGACCTTCTGCCTTTGACGGCATAAGCGCCAGAATCAAAACAGCCAGTCCGCCGACCAGGGGAACAAGCCCAACGAACGCAAGCGGACCCGCAAGATTTGCATCATGCAAACGCCGCCAAAGCAACGACAGCTGCGGCACCACAATGGCCAGCCCCAGAACAACGACGAGAATGAAACCTACCACCATGAGACTTCCAGTCGGGGCGTTCACAATACCAGGAGCGGCCTCATAGAACACTTCTTTCCCGGTGGCCGGATCGAAACCCATGGACTGCACGTTAGGGTTCTGCTGAGCCCAGGCAGTACTGGCCACGAACCCAATAGTCATCACGAGGTATGGGACCACCATCACCAGGAAAACGAAAAGCTGACTCCACCAGAACTCACTCCGCGAGGCGCGGCCAGCGAACTTCGCATACTTGGCAAAGAACCGCTTCACCGACTTACCAAACGACGCTCCATATAGAGGACCAGCCAGCACACCCGAACCTGTAATTTCCGCAACGCCTCCGCCTGCAGAATGAGCCGTCTTAATATCCATCTGTCTTCATGTCCTTCCCAGAAAATATCGATAGAAACCAACATACAACTAACTTCCAAACCGCAATATTGTCATCTGTAGAAGATGATACGCATGAGTAATATTAATAAACCACAGATCAGCAGTGGAAACCTCACGAACTAGACCTCCCGCGAACCCTCCCTTTTTGGCAGCTCAAGAAATCTGGTGCACTGAACACGAAACACAGTCACCAGCTAAAAGCTAACGACGTTCGCCTGCAGTCAGTGTCAGACCAATCAATAGGCCGAGAGGGCATCCCGTCCACAGCGCACCGCCCGTCAAGCCAATCACCGGGATAACATTGGAAAGAACCGCGAAGGCTAAGCTGCCTAAGATGATGGTGGCGCCAAACGATAAAGTGGCGGCAAAGTTGGATTTTCGATACGTCACACATCCAACGCCAAAGGCAGTAGCAATAACGACAATAGCGTTAGCAGTCCATACGGATATTCCATACTCTTCGGTCCTATTGACACACAGAACCAGCATGAGAATTCCCGGCATAACGACGCCGCTCCAGTAATACCATTCCGGAGCGACTCGTTTAGTTGGCGCATACACCCTTTGCTTTGAGATCATCTTAGTTCGCTTCCACAACTCGTCGAAAACAACATTTGTGCCCAATCCCGAGCGAGTTGGCTACGGGGCAGCCTGCCTGATTGCTGGCGCTTACTTCGAAAGCTAGGGCATAGACAGCTATCTATAACCTTTTTAGAATGTTACCCAGGTAAGTAACCACCAGCCACAAGTATTCCTTGCGCCATTATGAGCTGTCCAATAACGCAAGTAAGAACCATTCCTATTCCAAAGATGTACACGGCAAAACGGCCGCCTCCGCCCATATGATGGGCATCAGGCTTCTTTCCGGCCCTCCATAGTCCGAGCAAAACCAGCAGACATGGAATCATCGCAATCTGCATGGGAATGCCGCTTCCGCTGCGATTATACTTTCCGTCATAGGGCATTCTGGTATCCCATGGGACACTTGCAAAAACGAAGATTGCAACGCCGATGCACATAAAGATTGCAATCAGCGAACATATGCGAAACAGCTTTGTCGCTTTCTTCCCTAGTTCCAAATCTTTCTCTGTGAAATGACTGGCATTACTGCCTTCTCCTGCGCCGGAATTGCCATTATCGTTTACCAGGCTTCTACTCCAATTCCTCTTTCGATAAGCTCTCCGCTCACAGATTTAGCACTCTCAACGATAGCCCCAACATGCGCACCGCTGTACGCTGCCAAAGAGTGCGTCATCCAGCCCGGATTAGAGTCCAGGTTGGAGGCGCCGGGGAAGTGCGAACTGACCGCGCCTGCTGTACCGTCAAAAAACACTTCATAGACGCCATAGTGTCCGCCGCTGATTAGATGGTCCACAGAGCCACCAACTAGAGATCCGCCCGAGGCGACAGCATACTGTGTAAGCCGCGAGGGTAGGCCACTAATTGGAGCCGACAGGTACCCTGCTTGGGAACTTATTGCTCCGTACATTGCGCCGTTTGCTGCGGCACCAATGATGCCATTTGGAGTCCAGTCCCCGCGAGGATTTGTCACGAAATACATGCCCGTGTTCCCGATACTGCCTGATATTCCATTCGTCAGTGCCGCCCGGCCCATCTGCTGGGCCGACAACTGCGACAAGTAACTCCCCGCACCGGCACTGACACGGGACACCCCCGCAGTGACAGGAAACCACACAAAGGAGACGGATGAAGCGGACTGCCTTCTTTCCCAACAGCAGGTCTTCTTGCGTGAACTCACTTTCCCAGTGACTATCTCCGGTTGAAGGGCAATCTCCATCGTTTAGCCCCACAGCGGTGCCCTGTTCCTTGCTCTACAAATTCATTTCCCACGAATTGCACGCTTTCAACGATAGCCACAGGATGCGCTCCGCCGTACGCTGCCATACTGTGGGTCATCCATCCTGGATTGGGACTCAGTTCCTAGGCGCCCGGAAAGCGCCCAAGAAACGACCTCAATTGCCCACATATCGTTGTCAAATTACTTCCAGGAAGGTTCCTACCTGTCGAAATATCCGCCAATCGTGAGAATCTCCTGTCCAATAAAAAACTGTCCAGCAACACAGGCGGAAATCATTAACGCGGTAAGAATATAATAGGCTATTCGGGAATTTTTTCCCATGTGATGCGCATCGGCTTTTTTACCCGACCGCCAAAGAGCAAAAAGGACTGCCGCGCACGGAATAAAAGCGATCTGCATTGGAATACCGCTTCCACTGCGATCAAATTTGCCGTCATAAGGCATTCGTGTATCCCACGGCACGCTTATCATGACAAAAATCGCGATGGCAAGACAAGATGCCAACGCAGCTAGGCAGAGGATAGTCTTTACCTTCACAGCCCGCTTTCCTAGGCGCAAATCCTCAGAAGTGAGCTCCTGAGGTGGCTCCTCACCCCCGCCTTCGGGAATGGCTCCGTCATCTACCCCCACAGCGGTGCCCCCGTTCCTTGCTCTACAAGTTCATTTCCCAGGAACTTCACGCTTTCTACGATAGCCCCGGCATGCGCTCCGCCGTACGCTGCCATGCTGTGGGTCATCCATCCCGGATTGGGGCTTAGTTCCGAGGCGCCGGGGAAACGCGTGAGAAGCGCACCGCCCGCGCCGTCAAATGCCATCTCCCCGATGCCATAGCCTTCTCCGCGAATTGCATGATCTACTGCACCACCAGCCTCGGAAACGCCGGCCCCGACACCAAATTGGTCCAGCTTTGCGAGGTCACCTCTGATAGGAACTGCTAGGTAGCCAGCTTGGGAGCCGATTGCGCCGCTGACGAATCCACCCGTCGCTGCTCCGATGGCAGCCCCGAGAGTCCACTTATTATCCGGAGATCTTTGGAGGTGATACATGCCCGTGTTCCCGATACTGCCTGATATTCCATTCGTCAGTGCCGCCCTGCCCATCTGCTGGGCCGACAACTGCGACAAGTAGCTCCCCGCACCGGTACTGACTCGGGACACCCCGGCAGTCACCGCTATTCCGACACGCGAACCCACAGCCGACACGGCCGATCCTGAGCCGGCACGGCCCATGGCCGGCAGGAGCTGGGTGCTAACCGCCGTCCCCGCCCGACCGAGCCCTGCCGTCACAACGCTGCTGACCTTGCCGGCCAACGGCCCCGCCACCACACCAACAGCACCCGTCAACGCCACCTGGCCCCAGTTCACCAAGCCCGTCGTGGCTTTCTGAATAATCGTGTCAGCACCCGCACCAACCAACGCCAAACCAACAGGCTCACCAACACCGGTGGCCATCAAAACACCACCAGCGACCACCAT